CCTCCGATCCTCCATCTCCTCCTAAGCGCCGCCGTCCTCCATCTCTACTAAAAACGTGTCTCCGCGGTCCCCATCTCTCCTCCATCTCCCACGATACGAAGCGTCTCCGACCCACTCCATCCTACTCATGATCTCATAGCTAGCGTCCCCTCCACCTCCATCTCACCCTGAACGCCGCCGATGATCTGTTCCCTCCATCTCCTACTGTCTGATCCTCTAACTCGTCACGTACTTCCCCGACCTCCATCTCCCAGTCTGCGGATCCCCTCCATCCAATTGAAAACCCTGGTCCTCCACTCCTACCGTTTTCAGCCTCCTCCTCCATCTCATGCTGCCTCCAACCCACCGCTTCTCCATCCTAGTTCGCGACCTTTGGACTGAGTTCGCTCAGATCGCGACCGAGGAGGTTCTTGGCCGCTGCGATGTCGAGGTGCTCTCGATACTTGCACTTGGTGCACGACAACTTCCACCTCACCATGTCGCGGTTCTTTTCGTCAGTATGGCCGCAGGACGGGCATCGCTGTGAGATGTACTTCGGATCGAGTGAGATGACCTCGATGCCCGCCTCTTCGCAGCATGAACGAATCCGCTGCTCCAACTGGTAATACGGCCACTCCTGAATGAGTTGCACCACGCGTTCGTTGGCCAGATCGGTGTCGCGGATCTTGCTGAAGTCTTCGACGAGAAGGGTCTTGACCCCGCGCTGGTCGAGCCACCGAACCAGTCGCCGAGCGATCGTCTGACATTTGGTGGCGCGCCACCTAGCAGCCTTGTCCATCAGCGGCTTGGTGGGACGAAGGATCCTTTTTCGTCCGCGACCAGAGCGCGCAGAAGCCTTTGAGTCCCACTGGTACTTCTTGCGCCGAGTCTGGATCTGCTTGAGGTAGGCGATGATGTCGTTCGCGTCGTAGATCCACCGCTCACCGTCGTCGACCGCGCACGCGAGAAAGGTACGGATGCCTCGGTTGATGGCAGCGGTCTTCCCCTTCGACTTTTCCTGGACGAACCTCTTGTACGAGAACTTGAGGTGCCACCGGTTCTTTCGATCCCGTTCGATCATCGCGTCGCCGTGTTTCCACGTCCCGTTGGCAATGTTCTTGAGCACCGTGCGCTGGTAGGCGTCGCGTGGCTGAACTCGAACTCTCCACCTTTGACCCCGGCCACTCCTGAGCGTGAAGTCGACCATGTAGTCTTTGCTGGCCTTATCGTCGGCCTTCACGATCCTCACTTCCTTAGCTCGTAGCGGTATGGGGCAGGTGTCGCGGTAGTGTGGCGGCGAGCAGGACTGGCGAACCAGCGCATCGTACCGAGTCTGAACCCACTTCTTCCACGCCGACCGACTTGCCACGGCCGCCATCGCGCCGGAGATGTCCGGACTGGCGGTTCGCGCGATCTTGTAGACATTCAGCTTGGAGTCAGGCCACTCCTTCTTGGTCTTTGGCTTTCGGCCGTGCTCTCGCACGAACTCGTCGAACATGGCCCCCTCAGCCGCCCACAGCGCCCGTATGACCGCATTCTTGCCCGAGGCTACGTCGCGCTGTGTTTGGTACAACTCGCCCTGAAGCGCCTTCCACGACTCTCCACTGGCGCTCTCGTTGTTGCCCCCCAGGGAGCACGCGAAGCGAGAGTCGAGTTTCAGTCGGGCCGTTGCACGTACGATCGGGGTAGATCCAGAAGGCTCCGCATCAGTGGCGCAGTTGTGTCCCGACGCTTCCTCGCCTTCAGGGTGTGGAGGCACCCTGTTGGAACCCGCTGACGCGAGTTTAGTAGGAGTGGCCGTCGCAACGGCCTTGTTAGCGAGCACATCAGGGCTTTCTTCCACCGGGCTCAATGATGCGGAACCTACTGGATCTATCACCGTCATAACTAACTCATCGTATAATGTGAAATAGAATAGTCAAACTCATTCGCGAGGGACGTGTTTGTCGCAGCGGTAAAACCGGGAGATGCCAGTGCCCCACTCCCACCTCGCCCGATTACTGCACCAGTCACAAGTCGTCATGCCAGGCTCATACGCCACCCACCCATCAACCACCGCCTCTCTCGTGTCGGGGTCGGCAGGCGGTAGCTTCTCCAGCCAGAAGGCGAGATCCAAACTCGCCTGCCGCATCGAGCGTATGCACTCGGAGCACGTGACGGCCTCGGGTTTGGTGGCGAAGTAGTCTTCCTTGGACGACCGGCCGCACCAAACCCGCAATCCTCCCAACTCATGGGGCGATGCCAGAAAAAAGTGTGTGACGACCTTCCTGATCCTCAGCAGTGCAGTTTTTCTCGCGACAACCGTTTCACCATGAGCGTTTCGTTGGGAACAGCGGGACACATCAGGGTTCCCGAAGTCTTCGAGCGCCTCGGCGAGTTGCTTATGGAGAGTGTTGGTATGAGGACGGGACCACCTCCCCAGCCGATCCACAATCGCCGTCGCAGCGCAGTCGGAGCAAATCGAACCCAACACCGTTGAGTTTCCACAGTCGCATTTAGAATCTAAGGGCTTCCTGAATGTCACGGAAGCTTCCACTCTTTTGGCCACGGGCGAGTGTCGTCACCCTGAACGCCGCCGATGTGATCGAAGTGGAGATTCTCCCAAAGCTGGCGAAGGAGATCTAACCGCGCACGCTGTCTGATGATGGCGGCATTCCTGCGAGGCGAGGCGGCGCTACGTGAGAAGGTGTCTGTGTCATGGATCGTCTCTTCGACACGCTTGGCAATCCAGACGCGCACGCTTTCACACGAGGCGTCGAAACCTGACGCGAAGTCGTCCTTGTACTTTTTTGGGAATTGACGAAAGCCCACTGCGGAAAATCCCTCAGTGAGAGGCTCTAGGCTTGAGGGTCGAAAGGCGCGGTAACCTGGTTTCGGGTATGGAAAATCGATGTGCCAAAACCCGTACCTGTCTAATCCGACGACCTCACCCTCGCGGGCGTGCATCGGGTGACCCTTCAGGTTCACCCTGACTCGCTGACCAACCTGAAAGATGGGTCGAAGCAGCAGGTGACGTGGCTCGATCACGTCATTCGACTCGGTCATCAGAACGGCCACGGAGCACGGCCGCGACCGAGGCTCCCGTTCTTGGTGCGGTTCGAGGCGGTTCGACTCGTGACCCTCCGTGGTGCAGACGTCTGCACAACGTCATCATCTACCGGATCACCGGATCGGAACCGCTCGACGTACTGATCGACTGCCTCCATCAGCAAGCTCTTTTGGCTGTAGCTGAGAACGCCATCGAAACCTGGTGCCGTGGCCGTCCAGCGCTCGCTGACGGGCCCGTCCGGGCTCAACGTCAGTTGAAAGCCTCGGTACTTGTAGACGCCCTTGGAAACTCGCTTGGCACCGCTCATGGGTCCACCTTCCTTCCGCTATCTATGTTAGCCACTGGATAGCGTTAGTCAAGTAGTGGTTTTCAGCGCCTCGACGGTGCCAGATAACCCTTGGCGATCCCATGCAGCACAAGAAGCCACGTGCCGGAAAGATCGCCAAGGAGATCGTGGATGCGCTCGATCACCTCTTCTCTTTCGGGTGGCCACGAACTCCAGTAGTCGACCCACTCGACGTCTCCATTGATGATGGCCGTGTCTGTGAGAGCGTCGTCGCTACCTTCCACCTCGACCGCCATCTTGATGGTCACCGAGAGCTTGCCTGAGTGCTCGACGTGCTTGATTCGCCAGATCCCGTGTTCGTCGAACAGGATACTGAAGCGATCACCGGTCGAAAGGACAACGCAGCCGTCATGATCATAGGCCCCCCACTCGTTGCTCAAGGACTTATCGGAGGACTCGACTTCGACGAGGTCGTCGCTAGCGCCGTAGATTTTGAGATCCATCACAGCCACCCCAGTGCCAAATAGTTGATCGTCAGGTGCATCAAGTTGTCGGCGATGATGAACAGCCAGGTGCTCATCCAGATCGGCACCCCAGCGTCATACCCGGTGTTGTTCGTCTTCTCCCAGACCGGCCATGCACTTCGTGGCGCGATGTAGTTCTTTGCGAACACCACGTACCGAGCGAGCGCCAATCGATCGATCACAGCGTGCGTTCCCACGATGACCGCAAGGGCGACGTGGGACTGCGTCAGGAGAAGGAACGGCAGTCCGTAGAACATGGCGTGTACGACGGCAGCAACCCAGGACTTCCGTTTCCGGGTCGCCATCCAGTCGCTCTGAAGAACGTAGTCTCCGGCCAGATGCGCAAGAAGCTGTTCCATCATTTCACCAATCGATAGCTGTCCCCTGCCATGTCGGTGACTCGGTTCTCGTTCTTGGCGATTCGTGGAACGTGAGAGTCGCAACAATATCCGCGACACCCGTACTGCGCGAACTGGGCCTTGGGGTTATGCCACGTCGCAGGGACTAAAAACTTGAAGCAAGCGGGGTGCTCACAGAAGTAGCCGTCAGGAGCCGGCGTCCATCCATCGGCCACTGGTATCGGATCCCGCGTCGCGCACTTGACGTAGATCCCATAACCGCCGCTGTCGACGACACCGACGCATACCCCGTTGTCGAACGCGAGAGTGACCTCTTGAGCCTCGGCATCATCTTCCGACAAGTCCGACACCGCCGTCTTCGGAACGTGCTCATCGCACCGGTACGGAGGGCGTTGACCGGGCGTGGGTCTGTACCAGGTCGCAGGCTCTCCGCAGCACTGTCCATCCTCTTGGTGCACGCATAGGGCAGCGGCATCCCCGAGGGACTTGCCGCTGTAGGACTTCCACGCCTCCACGACGGCGCCTGTGGCCGCGCTGACGGATTGGATGACCGTGTGGTCGGGCCCCATAGCGACGCCGCCAGTCCGGTCCACACCGGGGTCCATGCCGATCACTCGTCTTGTCCTGTCGTAAACCGCGTCATTGCCACGTACCTGCCGCTGGAGATCGGCAAGGGAGACGGCCTTGGTGGGTCCGATGCCGGTGGTCTTGAGGTTGCCTTCGGGGATGCACGAAGACCACCACTCCCTTTCGGCGATGAACCTGGGTTCGCCTTCTTTGAGTTTCTTTGGATTGGCGTACTTGCGCGGGTACACGGCCTTGTACTTCACGCGTTCTTCGCCCCATCGGTTCGCTTCGCCGCACTGAGGGCAGTGTTTGTAGCCGCCTTCGTACCGACCCGGTTTGTGATCGGGACACGATTCAGGTTTATGGAGATAGTCACGCATCGCTGTCATCCTCGGGGAGCTTGATCCACCAGCGATCGTATAACCAAACCTTCGGACCCGGCACTGACGGATCCCACCACAACGAATTCTCGGCCCGCTTGAACTTCCCAGCTTCCCAATAGAGCACCAGGTTGTCTTGCGGTGGGTACCAGCGCTTTCGATACAACTCGGTGAAATGCGTGGCGCATCCCTTGAGGCCGGAAGCGGAATCGCGCCACGTCACCTCTTGCTCACACCACGGAGCATCGCAGCGACAACGGCCACGCAGCACGCCGAGAAAGCGATTGACCCAGCGTCGAGGTATGTGCCAACCGAATCTCATGACTTCGCCAGGATCGAAACAACGTCGAGGCCCTTGTACGCGCGGTGACCTTGGTAGCGTTCGCCAAGGTGACGCCGAATCCTTCCCGCCAGCTCCCAGCCGATGTCGGTGAGACTGAAAACGGGATTCAGCCCCGTTCCTCCCCACACGACGACACCTGGCTTCTCCATGTCGTCGACGCAGTCCCAGTCGTCGTGGCCGGAAAGAAGAGTGCCGTCACTGAGCACCGTTGGGTACTCGCCTCCTTCACACGAGGGACGTGGAGATCGAAACTGACCACGTGGCGAGCCGGTCTTGGTGCGCATCTTATCCGCGTTCGGCGTTCCGTTGCCATCGACGATGCAGCTCTCGATGTAGATCAGAGTCGACAGGTGATCCTTGCCCCACTTCTCCGGGACAACCGGCTTTCCATCCCACACAAGCGTTCCGCTTACCTTTGCAGTCTTCTTCGCCATCATCCCATTCCCCGTCGCTGATTCGCGTCTCGCACCCTCGCTACCAGAAGTTCGGTCATCGGCGACGTCTGAGGACACATCCCGCTCTCGTCGTGCTCGCTATCACACCGCGAGCACATATCAGCCTCGCAGTGTTCGCACTGATGTGGCGCATCTGCGGTGTCGTGGCCGCAGTGCTCGCAACTCCACAACCTGCTCATATCTTGCTCGTGGTCGTGATACAAGGGACGTGGAGATCGCAGGCGTAGAGGCATGCACCCCATAACTGCCATGCGGCCGGCTCGCTACAGTGGTCGCACCGCTCACTGAAAGCGAACCGATCCCACCCCTCCACCACAGGAGCGCTCGGGTCTGGCTCGGGCGGAGAGAGCGGGGTCTTTACATCAGTAACATCGTCCTCGGTCATCCCGGTTCCCTCCCTGTCTGAACGGCGAACGATGCGGACACGATCGCTTTCTCGACGTCCCTGGCGTAGTACGCAGCCACCCACCAATCTGCCATACGGCTCAAGGAGAAGCGGGAGGATCTGCAGGTGCGCTGAGGTCGGGCTCGGGGGGCGTGGCGGGTCTGCCTCGTCTCCGGGGCAGTCCTCCCCCATCCCCGACAGCGCTGGGATATGCCCGCAGTGACCGTGCTCCATGCACGGGTCGCAGAGGTTCTTACTGCACACGGCGCAGTAGTCGTGCAGGTCGTCGGACTCCGCGCCGCAACGTTCGCACTTCATCGCTCGCCATCCCAATTGATTGCGTACTTCAAGTGATCTTGGACTCCACTATCCCATCCTACAGCATAGATGTAGATAGTCAAGTCTCCTTTGTACTACCTACGCGGGCCAGAGATGACGGAGGCCACGTACCGTATCCACCCGGCCCTGGAAGCTGCGATAACCGATCCGCGTCGAGAACCGCCGTAAAGCCGGTGGTAGCGGTAGACCTCGACCGCATACCTGATGGCGTCACGCCGTGGTGTTCTGGAGGCCGGGCGCGGCATTAGGGATCAGCCGTACTCTGCGAGCAGGTGGATGCCGGCGGAAAGAGAACCGATGCTCTTCTGATCGATGCTACTCGACCCAGAGTCCAGTTCATTGAGAAGTGCGACGAGTCTGGCCTCGTTGTCCTTCACTGTTTTGACGATCTCTTCCAGTTGAACGAGTTCCGAACCCCAGTCCATGGCCCAGGCGATTTCAACGCCGAAAGCGAATCTCGGGACGTCGTGGTGGCCGTAGATGAAGGTCCGACATCCGTAGCGTTCGATGAGACTGAAGTTGCCGTAGTGACACTCGTTCGCCTCGTCCGTACCCCAGAAGGAACTGTGCTTGGCCAGCCACTCTGGCACCCCGAACTCGTGGTTATCGCACTCTCCGAAATCGAAGCCGTAGATGAGTCTTGCGCCTGCTGATTGTCCCATTCACCTTCTCCTGCTTCTTCATGGCAAACCCAGGATTTTTTGCGTCTGAATCGACAGCTTCCATCCTGGGTTTTCTCTTACGTACTTCTGCGCGGCATGCATAGCGGTCTCGTTTCGACCTTTCGACCAGACGAAACTCGATGGAACGCCATGCGTCGTTGCGATCGGTTGGATGTACCTCAGCCGTGGCGACGCGAGATGCGCGTACAGCGACGGGTCATAGGCGGGGTAGATAACCTTCAACTCATCGGCATCCGTCAGAACGATGCGCTCTGGCCTCTGTTTCGGACTCAGAGTCAACCAGAGCGCGCGATGAGGGCGCGGTACGCTTCCGTTCGTCTCGGCCGCCACGGTCACGTGAAAGTTGGCCAGCACAGCATCCACCAGCTTGGCGTCGAGTTGGAGCAATGGTTCGCCCCCGGTGAAGACGATCAGGGTCTGCTTCCGGTAGACCTTGCGGATCCCGTCCACTATGCCGTCCACGGTCATCTGACCACGGGCGATGAAATCGGTGTCGCACCAACGCGGACAATCGGCCTCGTGCCTTTCTGCATCTCTTTCGCGATGGGATTCGAGTCCCGTCCACATATTGCAGCCGGCGAACCTCACGAACACAGCGGGCGTACCTGCCATGTACCCCTCGCCTTGGATGGTCTCGAAGATGTCCACGATCGAATACGTCATGGCTTCATCCCAAATCGTGCAGAGCAATTGGGGGTCTCGAAGACCGTCACCGACACCACCTTCACCCCATGATCCATGAGCAAAGAAACGGAGACCTCGAACAACTCACGTGCGATGACCTCGGCTGTTGGCTCTTGCTTGTCGAAGGTGTACGGAGGTCGCTTGCCGCCCGTCATGACTTCATGCATGCAGAAATCGTAAAGCGAATAGTCCTCGCTGTTGAGTAGCGCGGTGTGATCCCATTTTTCGTTGACCCAGCCGCCGACTATTTCCTTCACGACGCCGAAGTCGATTACGCGGTCGGTATCATCCAGCTTCTCAGCGCTCAACTCGATGAGTGCCACGTACCGGTGACCGTGTAGAGTTGCACATTTCGATTCGTGCCTCATGACGCGATGCGCGGCGTCCCATTCGACTCGTCTCGTGACCGTCGTCTCCATCATTTCTTTGCTTCCAGCAAATGCATCTGCGAAACCGCTCTGGTGAGCTTGCCAATACTCTTCGAGTAACGCGACACGCTGGTGCCATCGAAAGAGTGGGCCCCGGACTCCTGACAGAGCCTGATGCGCTTCATGGAGTTCACACGGGCCACGTGATAGTAGATCCCTTTCGCTCGGCACCACTGGCCCCACAGCATCGCGTTGCTGAGTTTCCATTCTGTCGAGCCGCCAAGAAAGACCCCGACGCGATCGCTGACCAGATCGTCGAGGTCGGTCGGCAGCATCCCGTCCTGAACACCGATCAACACACGCCTTGCCGTGGTGAGTTTTGGAAGCCAGGCACGACTCATCTCCAGCGAGTCGCGCCCCCCTGCCACGATGTCTGGCGCCACGACGAAGTCAGCTCCATCGCCCAGTTTGGCGTAGGCCGAGACGAACGCGTCCACGTCGAATGGTTCACCGCATTGAAAGGCGGTCCAGGCCCCGTTGTCGAGGGCGTACTGAAACCCCTCGGTCCGAAGAACGCCACGTGCGCTCACCAGGACTCTCCATCCGTGCTGCCGCATGGCTTCGAGGTTACGTCTTGTCCCCGTCCGTGACGCGTACGCCATCATGAGAGCAGCGGATCTTGGATCCCTGCATGCGCAAACCCCTCGGCGCGCACTTGGCATGCCAAGCAGTCGCCGCATGGCGATGGGATGCCGATTTCACGCACATGCGCTTTGATGAACCGCGGATCGTAGCAACTCCACGTCAACGGAAGGACGTCGGGCCGGGCCTCGGCGAGACGACGAACGATGTCGGCCTTGTCGACGTTGACCAGAGGCGCTTGAACCCGAACCGTCAACCCCGAGGCATTGAGGACGCCGTTCCATGCCTCGATGAAGTCTGGTCGGCAGTCAGGAAACCTTTCGAAATCGGCGGCACACGCGCCGATCTGAACCACGTCGATCCCCAACCTCTCGGCACACGAGCATGCGAGCGAAAGAAACCCAGCATTCCTCCCTGGCACAACCACACTCGCCCCTTCACCCACGAGCGCTCCGCCGAAGACGTGTCCGGTGATGCACGCTTCGATGTGCAGAATGTTGAGCGTGAATGCGATCTGTGCAGCGCGTTTCGATTCGACCTCATGACGCTGGCCATAGAGGACCGACAGGGCGGTCACGCTGTACCCGTTCGCTACAGCGGTGGCAGCGAGACACGCGCTATCCAACCCACCTGAGAGCAGGATCAGTACGCGAGAAGTAAGTCCTTGAGCCATCCGTCCGTCACCTTCTGCCAGTCCACACAGCCTGTGGGGCGCCATCTGAGCACCACTCATGGTTGTTGAGCATGTAGATCACTTTTTGCGCGTGCCATTTCACCCAAGGTCCACGCCACACACGCATGTACCTCTTTACCTGGTTGAATGACAGCTCCTCACACGAATCTGCTGCCAGATGCGCAACCTCGTCGTAGGTCAGCCGTATGCCATGGTTTCGAAGAACGGTACGCTCGACCAGCCACGATGCCACTTCGAGTCGCTCGGCGATTGGCGTTGGAATAGCCATGAGGAGATCGCCCAAATCCACGCTATCGCACGGCCGGTGGATCGGGAACGTCGCCACGTGACACAGTTCGTGGATCACAGATTCTTCGTTCCTGATGTCTTTCGGAATGAAGGTGTCGAGCGCAAGGCCCCAGTTCGATGCGACCCATGCGCAGTTTTTCTTGAGTTCGTCGACGCTCATCGACCCAGTCCTACCGCAATCCAAAACTCAGACTCTTCATGAGCCCGTCGTTGCTCGATGCGTGCCTTGCCGCGCTTGCGCAACTCGTAAAGCGCGAGTCTCACTGCGTCCTCATCGGCGCCCAGGTGATCAGCTAGGATCGGGAACGTTGTCGGTCCCACCTCACTGAGCGCCTTCTTGACCTTTTGGTAGAGGGTCGCCATCAGTCCTCGTAAGCAGGACAGAGTTCGCCGTCCTCATTGATCGCCCAACCATGGTCATCATGAGGAGCGGGACAGAGTTCGCCGCGCTCATCGATCGTCCAACCTTGGTCTCGACATGATTGAACCATGTCGTCGTAGGACTCGGATGCTGTCGAGTGCACCTTGGCCTTACAAAGGCGACAGTACACGACCAGAAAGGTCGGACTGGAATTGTGGAAGATCGGCATCAGTCGCTTCCGTGGGCGGGGCAGATGTACTCCACGCCCTCGTCGTCGATCGTCCAACCCTGATCCCGATACGACTGGATCAGATCGTTGTAGGTCTCTTCGAGATCCTCGAACGCAGCCTGCTGCGAGGTGGTGCATCCGTTAATGTCACAGACCAGGTTGATGAACATCGGCATCGTGGTTTCCTTTTACGTTGAAGGCGCCTCGTTGCCCTTTACCACCTTTGGGCAAGGTTCCTCTCACTCTCTTGGCGCCAGAACTCAACGACCTTGTCGGTCAACAGCTTCAGGGCATCAACCGAGTTCTTGATCTTCGAACGATGCTTAGTGACCTCCACGAATAGACCAGTAGGGACGTGCGTGACGCGCACGCCAGTCATGTTGGCATTGACGCCGTGTGTAATCATGATGCCAACGTCATCTCGAACATCCGATTCGATCGAGCGCGTGATCTCAGATGTCGGCGAGTTGAACAACTCGCTTTTGCACGTGTCGAAGCCCAGGAAGATCTCTCCGTAGAAACGGCTTTCGCTGTCGAGATCGCGCCGAAGCCCCATCTTCTTGAGACGAGCCTCATCAGCTTCTACGGCGCGCTTGCCAGCCATCTTGAGCACCTCGGCCGCGATGCGAGCTGCGCTGGGTAGCGGCGTCCCGTCAAAGAGGATGTCGGACTCGATACGCGCGGCGCTGAAAATGTCGGATCCGACCTTGGTAAGATCGGCTTCGTCGTCGCTCAACATCGACCGAGCCTCGGCGCCATCGAACCGCCCATGCTCTCGCGTGAACTCGCGGACCCACTCATGGAGGCGTTTTAGGAACACGTCACGAAGGGCCTTTGGTGACTCAGCAGGAGTCAGGACGACGGTGAAACATGGTGGGACTGGCTTTCCTTTCGGCGGGCCCTCCAGACCGATTCCGGTGCCGCGCCATGCCATCTCACCCAACCCCAGCGTGTTGTCGAAGACTGGATGAGCGTCGTCGATCCGGATCTTCGACCCATTCGACTCCACAATGAAACTCACTTTGCTACCGACCGGCGTGGTCGTGACGGTGACATCGAGTACGTTCATGCTGCCTCAGACTACGCAATGGTTAGCAATAGTCAAGCGTCATCGAACGCTGGGGACGTGTTCATCGCACCGGTAAAAAAAGGGTTCATAGCCTCTGGCTACCCACACGGCGCGAGCTTCGCACGTGAATTGGTCACAGGGGATAGCCGCATCGCTGTAGGGTTCCCACCCCTTGTCCACGTCTGGAATTGGCGGAAGACCCGGATATGGCTCGCTCCACCACCATCCGTCCCACCCCACGTCCGACTTGGGTTCGTCTTTGTGCATGTAGACGAGGCGTCCTGAAAGGTCTTGGGCGCCATCTAAGAAAGCCACGGGATAGAGGCCGGGGCGACGCGGGATCTCTTTCTGCCAGTACCCGCTCATGAACCGCTGCCACTCGTCGTAGGGTCGCGAGTTGCATTTCGGGCAGTGGTGGCTGCTGCGATGGATCCCAGTTCTTCGAGCTGTCTTGTAGACGATGCCGGGGATGTCCGCGCCGAAGCACGGTAGACCACACGGCGCATCGTGGGGATGAAGGCTCCAATTGGACTCGATTGTGTAGGCGCCGATGAACTCCACCTCCTCAAGTTTCTGACCGCACGCCCTACAGGCGTTCACCCTGGTCTTGCCGGATGCTACTTGAGGCTCGCTCATCCTACGATCATCTCGCCGCTAGAGAATTGCAGACATGAATCCGGATCGGGCGCGCACTCTCGAACAACAATGGTGTGCAGGACGCGCTTGCGGTCGTAACGAGTCATGATGAAGAGCCAAAGCCTGTAGCGCGACACCGAGTCTCCGCCGCCATTACATAGGGTCTCGAAGGTTCCCATGGACATCGACCCGATGGACCGGGTTTCACTCATGGCGCTACCGCGCCGCGAAGATCTTTGCATGGCGCACACGTGGAACATTCAATGCTTCGCTCCCAAGCCAACACCTGTTCGCGTGAGTTGTAATCCACCACGAAGTGAGCCCCAGTTCTCACCGCCGCTCTGACGGCTTCGTCGTATCCGCGATGATCGGTCCCAATCACGGACCGAGAGAACTGTCCGAGATTTGTGGTTAATTCGATCACCCCGGTCGGCGGTCGTTCGCCATCGTTGTACGTCATGATAGAGAACCAGACGCGGGAAACAGCGAGTGTTCTGTCAGTCGGTTCGAGCGTCTCGATCTTGAGCGGACCGATGTCATGCGGGGCCATTTCGATGCGTGACTGGCTCGCATCGTTGGCGTCGAGATGAACGACCGCCACCGCTTCCGTTGTGATGCTCGCCGGACCAGGGTCGGGTTTCGGCAGATCCTTCGACACCAGAAGCCCGACGGTATGGATGTGCGGCCGAAAGGCGGTCCCCAGTTCCTCCGTCGTGAACAACATCGAGAAGGTCTCGACATCCAGAATCGGCCAGGCTCTGGTCCCCTGAATGAGCAACTGGCCCTTCTGTGGCGCTTCCTTGGTACGGAAAAAGACAACGTGCCCGCCGTTCGGTACCCGAGGCGCCGGGTCGATCGTATCGACGTGGTCAATCTCGATCTCTTGCCTCGCACCGAACATATCCGAAGACCCTCCCTGGATGACCGGCTTCATGGCCGACTCCGCTGGATCGATCTTGGTCTGCTCGGCTATGGTCGGCCGGTAGTCGCCCACGGGTGCCTCTGAGGTCCGGCGCCGACACCAAAGGCTCACCTTCCAGTTGGCGAGGCTCTCGGGTTCCGAGTGGTCTGGGACGTGGTGGGCCTGGATGATCCAGATGGCCGGGTCGAAGGGCGGCCTGTTCGGCGATCCGGCATTCAACCCCTCCTCTTTCATCCGGTTCCGGATATATGCCTCGACGTGACCCCGTATGTCGTCCGGACTCGCTGACTCCCATACCGAGTTATTGAGAGACTGAGACAGCTCCTTGGCCCCGTTCATCTCGATGGTCGCGCAGAGCCGACCAAGCGTCTCCCACTCCTGCCGGTTGAGCGCCTCGGTTCGACCGATTTCCGCTAGGTGCGGCATCTTGATGGTCTTGATCACCACAGATCCCATGGGTTCGTTTGCGGATTCGGTGGGTCGTTCTTCAACCCGGCCTTGAGTCTCTTCAGCTTCAATTGGACGTCCCTGATAGCCATGGCCAACTCACTCAACTTCGCCGAGACCGCCCTGCCAGAGTCGAAAGTGGCCTCGTCGATGCTCCCGTCCGCCATGCCTTCGGGGGGTTGGTTCTGGGCCTTGGCGAGCACCTCGCTGACCGCCTGAGCAAGCGAGTCGACCTTGTCGGGTGTGAGCGCTCCGACAAGCTTCTCTAGTTCATCACGCTGGCTCACTCTTTCCCCCAACAGGCGTTTGGGCGCCCGATGCCCGAATGTTTCTTCACTCCGCCAGTGAGTAGACTAACCATTGCGCAGCACGTCCTCGATCGCGGCGATGGCGTCACACTGCGCCTCGGGGTCGTTGGCGTCCCAGGCTTTGACCATCGCTCGCGCGACGGCCCGCGCCTCATCCCTCTCTGCTGCGCAGTGGTCGAGGGCCTTGGTAAGCGCCTGCACCTCCCTGATCGACGCATCGAACAGCTTGTGCAGTTTGGTGTTCTCTGCCGTGAGGCGCTCTACATCGCCGAAAAGACCGGCAGCTCCGCCTTCCAAAAAGGTGAGCGAATCGAGAAACAGATCGCGCTCTCGAATGAACGCCTCGGCCGAATCTGATCCATGGACCGCGTTAGCCGGCATCTCAGATCCGTACATGGAGCGTAAGGTCTTGTCGTTGGCCGATGACTTTCGGGACTCCATTGGATCTGTGGGTCCCATGAGGTTACGCCATGTTTCGATCGCAGCGACGCCCTCGAAGCATGCGAAAACAACCGGCCCAGAGCACTGGAAATCGATCAGGTCTTCGTAGAACGACTTGTCCTTGTGCTCTTCGTAGAATTTCTCCCAAAAAACCCTTGGGACAGGGCCTTCGCTCATGAACATCCAGATCAAATCCAAAGACCACTGCCCAGCTTTTGCGATGATCTCGCCGACGTTTCCGTCCCTGACGGCGTCGGGTTTGATGATGGCGAATGTGCGTTCGAGATCAGAGCACAGGAACGTGCCCTGATGGTCTTGCGCCTCTGTGGCGCCAACGTCGTCAGCCATTGGACCCAACCCTCGCTTCCCACCCCTCGCGTGCAAGCACGGTGTCGATGGCATCGGCATACGCGTGAAGCGCCTGTCCAGGGGTCGTCGCGTTGTCGAAGTCGGCCGCGAACTCGCTAACTGGGTGGGATAGATCGACGAGGCTGTCGCCGATCTGGATCTTGGACGGACCGATGAGTCGTACGGGACCCGAAATCACCCTGACCCGATAGAAGGGGTTTCCATCGTCGGAATCGTCCTCCTCTCGCGGCTCGATACTGAGCACCAATCGATTGGGCGAGAAGACCCACGTCCTCAACCGATTGTAGATGTGACCGGCGACCTGTTCGTGAGTCAGGTCTCCTCTGAGGGCGATTTTGCCGTCCGGATCACGCCTAAAGAGTTCATCGACCAGATCCTTGGCGAAATTACTGAGCATCTCTGTCTCCTTCTCCTGCTGCTTCTTCTTCTTGAATCCACTCGACCTCACACGACTGAACTACATCGGTGACGCCCTTGAATTTGCTGCGGATGATGTGCTTCGCACGCCCGATACAGTCATCGCTCACGTAGAAAAGAGGCGTGATGTGATCGCCGTTCGCGTTGATCCCCACAATCTCATGCAGATCCGCCTCGTACTTCATGGGCCACTCGTAGCCGCACCCCACACACTCGACCCAGAACAGATCCCACGGCTTGCCGTTGGGGTCGACAATGGGCCCTTGCTCAAGCCTGACGTGGCCGCCGAAGAACGAAATCACTCGTTTTCTCTTTGTGCAGACGTCTGCACCTTGGGGCGCTTGGGCCAAGGACCACCGCACGACCCACAAACGCCGGTTTTGGGCACTGGTTCACCAGATCCGACGTACGAATCGAGCCCCAAAGAACTGCAATCGGCACAGGTCATCGAACCGGACCAACCAACGATGCTGTATTGCATCGCAGGTCTTTCAGATTCGGGTCTTTCACGGGAATGCTCAGGGCACAGATGGGAATCACCAAACAAATCACGCTCCCAGCCTTTTGGCGTCTCCTCTACTCCGACGGTGTAAACCGTGCCGAACCGACTCGCGGTCAAGCGGCATTTCGTTATCGCGACGGCGTCGCACTGGACATCATTCGAGTCACGAAACTCGCACGAAATGACTGCTTCGAATCGGATCACGAAATCTGCTCCTCAGGCTGGTTTCTATGCAAACGACATTTCCAGACCACCAACCTCGGGTTGCTGTAGTCCTGGTGGTGCGCCTCCACTTTTTCGGTTCCGCACACCACGCATGGCTTTTTCTTGAGCTTGCCACGGCTCACCAAGACGTTGGTGTAGGCCCGGCACCTGGTCCTCCGCCTCTGCTCCTCAGTCATGTCCGCGTAAGATGGTCGGTTGGCCGCCATCCACTCCCGCTGATAGACCCGCCGACACTCTCGGCAGTACGACCCGTCGACCTTGGGTCGCTCCTCGCACCGCGGACAAATCCCGTCGTGACGGCGTAGTTTCTTCGGGCCGCCGCCCCACTTCGACCAGAAGTCCTCCGTGTCCATGTTTCCCGGGAAACTCTAACATATCAGTCATCGACCTCGTTGAGCGATCTACAACCAAAGGGGGCATCAACAAGAGGTCGCTTGGCGAGAAAATCGTCGATGTCGAACACCGGCAGTGCGAGGGTTTGTGCCCAACTCACCTCCAAGTCAGCGCCGATCGATGGACCTGGTCGTCTCACCAGCGCCCCGACGTGCCTTAGCCACTCCTTGTTCATGGTCAACCACCAGTCTCGCGACTGCGGCGCAACCATGTCCCAGAAGATATTGAGGTGGGGCACGTAGGGCACGTAGCCAGCATCTCTGATGCGACCGGCGTCGATAATGGCGTTTCGGACGTGGATTTGCTGCTCCTCGCCTGCACCCATGATCGGACCGGCGAGGAAGATGAGGTTGTTCTTGAGCGTCTTCATCATCGCCTTACTTCTTCCAGTGTCCTGGTTTCAGCTCTTCGGGAAGTACCTCATCGGGGTCCACTGAACCACAGAGACGATCGAACAACTCGTCGAAATTGACCTCCCCTTGCGCCAATCGAGATCCACCGAACACGATGTAATGGCTCTCGCCGCTGCGCCGCTTGGGCAGCCAGTAGATGGCCTTGACGCCGTGTTTTTCAATACTGGACTTCCAGTAGGCCACCCAGAGTTGGAACGTTTTGGGCTCTCTGACGCCAACTTCCGAAGGCAAAAGGAACCTAAACTTCAACGGTCCCTCGGCCGAGCGAAGAATAACGCCGATGTTTTTGGCCTCCCCGCGCATGAGATCGCGCTCGTAGCGGGCGATGTACCACTGAACCTCACGGGCGTGACCGATCATGTCAACCGATAGATGAGCTGAGCGAACTTGGCCACGTACTCTTTGACCTTCTCCTCAGACCAGGCGTGAATGAGCGCGTACTCTGGGTTGAAGGTCTTGGTCACGTCCTCGGCCGCGAATGTGTCCTTGGCCGCCTCCAGCCACAGCGAAACGAGCACACCCTCTGTAGGCTCAACCTGAACGACCGCGACTCGCTTCCGGCTCCCGAGGATGAACCGGTACGGCCGATCCAGAACAGTGAACTCGTACCATGGCTTTTTCGAGTAGGCGTCCGACTCTGGCCAGTATCGGTTTGGGATCTCCTTCATCCGGAACGGTAGCCGGATGCCAGTCTCGAACAAACCGGTTCGAGCGCTGAAGAGAGCGTTACGAAACTCAGCGCGTTCATTGAGCGAGATATGTCTGACGAGGCATGTTTCGTGAACCCATTCCTCGACGAGCGACCAATGGATTTGGTCGGACAGAGACTCGGCGTTGGTCTCCCATCCGTAATTACAGATCCGACAGATCATCTCCCGGACGTCGACGATGATGGTCCCGGTTTTGCCCCGTCCGTCTTTGGTTCTGCGCCAACACCAGAGTTGGTCGAACTGGTCGAATCCGACCATCTGATCGTCAGTGAGGGGTCTTACGATGTCGTTCATGCTTTCTCCGCTGTCTCGCTCTTGCTCTGACAGAAAGCGTCCCACTCCTCTTTCCAGCCATCGCGCTCGGCACAGCACCCCCTCTTTTCTCTGAGAACATCACGAAACACATTGCTGAAACTGCATTCCACACTCGGATCGACGCGGATCTCGCCCGGCGTAAACCTGGTCGCCGGCCAGTCCTTGTGGGCCTCGCAGACCTTGTAAGACACGTGCTTGCCGTCGATGGTGCCGTGGACGCAGTAGGCAACGTTGGCGCCGCAGCATGGACCGCGCTCGTACATCGCAGAGTCCCAAGGAAGGGTGTTCGTCTTGATGGCTTCCCATTCCTCGTCGGTAGGAGGGCGAAAGCCGCCGTTAGCAGAAACGTCGTAATCATCCCACGGATCAGTTGAGTGCTCCTGGTGCCGAAAGTTGATTCGGTGGTATCGAAACCAACCCTCCCAAATCGACACACCCTCCGGAGCGTCATCGAGTCCGAGATCGCTGATATTCCGCCCCACGGCGTCGATCTCATGTTCCAAATGGCCGCCCACGAAATGGATCACAAAACCATTGCCGTCACCGCCGCTCACAATCACGGCACGGTTGACGCGATCGTAATCGTAATCCGGAGCCTGCACTGTGGTTGATGCATTTATCGTTGACATTACGCTCGTATATTACCACCTAAGATGCGCTTGTCAATGCCGCCTTGCATGCGTTGCAAACCGCGTACCCAGGCAGCGGTGCCTCGGACTCATCAGCAAGGATTTCTGGGTCAAGTTCTCCGCACGCCGCCTCGAAGTCGTCGTCTGGTGCCGAGAGATGCAGGGTCCATGTGAATAGCTGGATGACGTTGTTCATGACCCGATCATCGTTTAGTCGGACCGAGACGTCCAAAAAGCTACTTGATGCGCAGTCCTCGTTTGCCCTCACCGATCCGGATGCCAGGGATCTCCATGCCGGACTTGAGCGCCTTCTTGAGCGCCTTTTTGTCGGGATCGCGCGGCTTGGCTGGCCCAAGGAACTCCTCGGGCACCACGGCATTTTTCATGATCTCGGTGCCGCCTTCTGACTCCTGAACCCAGATGGTGAACAGCGCCGTGGAGATCTTGTCTTTCCTGACCGCGTCCATCGCCTGCTGCGAATACATCTTGAGCCATGCTGCGATTTTTTCGCGGCTCGCCCGTCGCCTTGCCAGCCGAGTCTCTTCGATCTTGATCACCGTGGCCTCGTACTCGACCTTCTTCACGAGCCTGACGATGTTTTCGATCTTTTCGTCGAAGGCCATTTCGACGGCGTCGAGTATCTCCTTTAGGTCTTTCGACGGGTCCTTTACCTCGCCAGTCTCTGGATCGATCGTCTCATCGTCGATGATGGACTGCGCCCTTATCATGGCCTCTGTGAGTTCGTAGAGCTTCAAAGGTTTCCTCCTACTTCACCAGCTTCAGCTTTGTACCTCGACGGCATTCATTGCACTGCGGCTGTTGTCGAATGATCCCGTCAGCATCCCGGAGACCGAATTTCGAAGCGGGAAGCCACCGCCTGCACTTGGTGCAGTTGAATTGGCACCGAGTCAAAACCACGTTGACCGGGTATTCGACGCGGAATTCGTCGCCACTCGCTTCATCCTTCTTCGGCATCTGACCCTTTGGATCGCCGGCTCATTTTGCGATCAATAGGACGTACGAGCGCCTCGTGGACTGACAAGCCCTTCCGTAGTCGTTTGTAGAAGACCGCCTCGCTCATTCCGATGCGCCGCAGGTGATCGATGGGTCGCCCCCTCACGCCGTCGATCTCCAGTACCACAGCATCGCCCATGCGCGCTCGCGCGCGACAAACACCGGAGCAGTAGAGTCGACCCGGAAGCGATGGCCCCTCACATATCGCGCACGGGTGTGTTCCTCGCTGCCGCACACGGGTTGTATGAGGCCCTGAGCCCGCCATGGCTTCTCTGAGCAGGACGAGGTCGACGTCGCGCTCCCCCGGCCTCACGGGCCGATGAGAAGGCTTCTCGCGCCTCCCTGCGTTGCACTTCGAGCAGAACGAAGACCGCTCCTCGGTGAAGCTTTCGCATCCGATGGTCCTACACGGTCGGTAGGATGAGATCCCTGGGTGCAATGCTTCAGCCGCCGACTTGAGGCTCTTCAGGTGGCTTGCTGACCGTACCCGAAGCCTCGATGGCAGCGTACTTGGCGTTCTCCTTGTCGATGCGATCGGTGACGAGCTTCGCAAGGTACTTCGGGATCGCCATCATCTTTTGGATCCCCTCGTAACTCTTGGACTGCGATACGAAGGGTGCGTAGTTCACGATCAACTCCCGTAGCGTCGCCACGGATTCGCGCCAGATCTGATTTTCGACCTTGGCGCGTCGAAGCTCATACTCCAACGTTTTCCGGTCGTCTTGGTTGTCCATGTGCGGTTTCTGTCCCGTACGATGACGATGGGCCAATGGGCTGATTCGTGGCTTTGGACCTGGTGATAACGTACTCATCTGGCCCATCTTAGTGGGTCAGATGGATATGCTCAAGGTCAGAGCCACTTCGCTCGGAGTTTTTCGAGGGCCACGAGGTTGAGGATCCCGCCCTTAGCCCACTGGATGATGACGGTCCCGCCGGTGGTACTCCCAACGAAGACTCCGTAGGCCGTGCCGTTGGTGACGATCATGCCAGACTCGATATCACCACTCTTGCCGTCGACGCGCTTGAGTCCGTTGGCCTGTGCTGCGGCGGCCGACAACGTTGTGTTCGCCTTCACCTCGGTGAGGTGGCTGACGTCTTCGGTGACGCCGCGCTTCTTCGCGAGCAGGGCGATATAGGGAGCGTGGGCAGCTTCAGCTTCACGATCGGACTTGGGGTCGAGCGTTACTGTGAACTCAAGACCTTCCTTGTCCCACTTGACCTTGTGACCCTTCTTCGTGATGGCTGCGGCAAGTTTCTGATTGTTCTTGCGCAGCTTCTCTTTGTCGCGATTGTCGCGGTGTCCAGCGTGAAGGACGCGGCCTGCCCATTCACTCCAGAACTGACTGCCGAACATCTTCTCGCCGATTGCGACGACCTCGTCTCGCATCCGACCTCTGGCACGGTTGACGATCACACCCTTCGCAGGGATGTAGTCCTTCCCCATCTTCAGATCGAAGTCGACATCTTTCATGAGCCAGTCGGGGATCTTTGCTTCGCTGATTCCGGCACTCTCCGTGATCCACACCATGCCGTCGCGTCCGACCGCAAACCCTGGCTTGTTCTTCTTGCCCTTCTCCGTGTGCTCGATCGTTTTGTCGTCGACCTTCTTCCAAACCGCTTTCCCGGCGCTCGGAACGGCAGAAAAGACAGTGCCTGGCTTGAGCGACTTGAACGACACCTTCTTCAGGTTCTCTTCGTCGAGACGATCGAAGCCGAAGGACTCGTTCATGACCTCGGCGAAGAACTTCTCGTTCTCGCTCACGAGGTCTGCAACAGCGATGTCGAATGGGTCGGTCCGGGCTCGACCGACAGCCATCAGTGAGAGGTGAGAGGCGTTCAACTCTCCATTGGGTCCCTTCGCAGGGGTCATGAGCACGAACTGCTCACCCTTGCGATTCGTCATCGACAGCCAGTCGTGGTTCGCGCCACGGCTGACCACCGAGGTGACCACGAAGGTCTGCCCACGGATGGAGAGTTTCTGTCCTGGGGTGGCCCCGTAGAGACCCGCGAAGACGCGCTTCGCTTCACCCACGGCCGCCGACTGCGCCGACGCCTGCGAGTTCGTGGCCATGCCAGGGGCGTCTCCGGATCCACCAGCGTCACCAACCACCGCCCCTTGGGGTCCAATCGTCTTTGACGGAGTCGAGATCGACTCGAAGTCGCTGAGCCCCTTCTGCCACGCCTTCGACTCGCCTTGCTGCGGCGTCAGGTCGAGAGTGTTCACGTGAGACCCGGAAGCCAACCGCTTGTCGGTGAATTCGACCCATGCGAGATGCCCCTTGCCGCGCTGACTGTCTTGCTCGGCCTGGATCATCTCGACCGTACCAACTTTGCCCTTGAGCGGACCCTTGGCCATTGCGTCTGCGTCCGATTTCGGCGTCACCTTCACAGCGTCGCCCACCGAGATCCCATCGGCGCTGTTGATTCGCTTGCCCTTCGATTCGGTGATCGAGAACATCTCCTCTCCGCCCGCATCGACGACCTTGGCGCTTTTCACGTCATCGCGGCTAGCGATGAGATCGGCCAACTTCTTCTTCGACGGAGCGCCCCACTTCCGAAGCCACGAATCCTTCTTCGTCTTGCCGTCCTTGGTGGTCGTGACGATGAACGCTTTGACATCATACGACCGCGCTTCGTCGAGGCCGCTGTTCAGTAGATCTGCGTAACTCATCGTCAATGCTCCTCAGAATGGGATCGATTTCGCTCGCCGGTTATCCACTGGGCCGGCCCCGGGTTTGTCTTCTGCACCCTGGGCCTCAGGAACATCCCCGTCGGTACCGGTGACCTTGGCCTTTTTGAGTTTCTTCTTCTTGGACATCAGGTGCAAGTGTCCGATGTCCTCGTCGAAAACGGCGTGTCTGACCATGTCCCGGAACCGGATCACGCCCTCGGTTTTCTTGCCGCCCATGAGAGTTTCGAACCGATCGAGTACCTTGTTCGCCTGATCCTGGCTCATGACCATCTGAGCGTTCGTGGGTCTGAAATACCCCATCGCGAACAACTCAGAAAACGACTCGCCGTCCTTCCGGGCGTACTTGGTGACCTGCCACTCGGGTCGATCGAAGTCGTACTTGGCGCCGTGTTTACGCTCGTAGCGGTGCGCCAGTTCGTGAATGAGGACGTAGTCAGGTGCGCCGTAGCTTCCGCCGGTCCGCTTCAGGATCTTTGGCGTCGCTCGGACAAGCATCTGATCCTTGTCACTCTTGTACTTCCCCGCTGCCGTCCCGTGGAACTCTTTCGGTGTCGCCAGGACCACCGTCAGACCGCCGTCGAGTGCCTTACGACGCCATCCCTTGAGTCCGCCCCATAGCTTCTCGAAATGCGATACCCACTTCTTGAGCTTGGCCTCGTCGAATCCAACCTGATTGACGTAGGTGTTGCCGCCCGCCTTCATCTCGGCCGGGATTGTCTTCTTGTTCTTGCCGCCGCGTGTGAAGTCAGCGAGGCCGTCGATGTTGTCCTCGACGAACCCCCATCGATTCTTCAGCTCCGTTTCCTGACTCTTCCGCCATTCAGGCGTATCGCCCTTCAACGGAGTCGCTGCAACAAACAGGAGACGATGCAGCCAGGCCAGATCACCCTTCAGCTTCTTTTGCCCCTGCGGTGTACGACTCGCACCAAAGGTAAAGTTCTTGGTCATCCAGTCGGCCAACTCCTTGGCTTTGTCCGGATCCCATTTTTTCATGAGCAAAGAGACGCGTTGACGCAACTCAACCCCCAGATCCTCTGACGCTTCGAGGAATGGGGGTTGAGAGTCGAACAGTGAACTGAGACGAAGAAGGTTCACTGCTCGTTGGGTTTGTCGATCGACTCGTCAGTGATCGACTCGGCCGCCCGAAGAGCGCGAGTGATGCTCATGGCCGCGAGTTTCTGCTGGTTCTCGATGGACAGTCCGTCGTAGATCTGGACGACGGCCGCTGCGCGATGCACCGGCACCTGGGTGCCCTCGACTCGAACAGCCATACCATCACGCACAGCACGCCGCAGGAGTTTGATGTTGACGCTGTCCCGCTCCTGATCCTCGGTGTGGTGGTTCAGTTCGTCGCCTGCGAAGACCGCCTGCACGATGGCTGCGACCTCGTTAAGATCGGCCGATGTCCACACCTGAGTCTCATCGGTGCGCGACGACGCCATCGGGGTGGCGCCCTCCTCGGACTCGACCGTGAGATCAGGCCGCAAATCGCGGAAGCGCGGGTTGGCCGAACCGATGTTCACAAGCTTGATGGTCCCGCCGCCCCCGTTGCCGCTCGTGGGTGGCACGAGCATGGCGTACTGGTCGCCCTTGCCGCCGCCGCTGGCCCCCGCAAGGGTGACGATGTGCATGCCGTGCTTCGTCGGTTTCGCGGCCTGAGTGACCTTGTAGGCCACGCCGCCGGCTTTGACGATCTGACCCTTCTTGGCGTTCATGAGCGCATTGGCGCCCTTGACCATGTTGGCCATCTGACCTGACACCGTGTTGTTCGGTGTCGCGGTCGCTGCGCCAGCTTCCACGACCGGGTCTTCCCAGAGACCATGCCCCTGCTGAGCGAACTTCAGACCCGTCGCTGCTGCCGTCGTGCGAATCGCGCTCTCGACCATCTGATGCAGCTTTTTGAGCGACTCCATCGGAGCGCCAGCCAACGCGATCCGTGCATCGGACTCGGTGAGCGCATTGGCCATCGAGGCGGAGACGTCGTTGACGCCTGAGCGGAGACGAGTGATGAGGTTTTCGTACTCACGGATGAGTTTCAGAGCTGCCTCATCTTCGGGCACCTCATCCACTTGAGGAAACGGTCCTGACGACTCGACCAGGTCCGCCTTGGGTCTGTCGAGAATGCCTCGAACCTCGTTCAGAATTGCAGTCGTCGTCATGTTCAACTCCTCACCATCTCAGCTTTCGGCACCATCCGAGTAGCTTGTCCGGCTTCTTCATGTCGGCCAGCTTCATCGACATCGTGCGTTCCGTCCAGTCGCGATTGTGCTTGGTCTTCGCACGGACGATGACGGTGAACATTCCTTGGTCGTTCGTCTTCGTGCTGACGTTGATGTCGACCTCGGGACGGCCAATGCTCACTCGGACCTCGGCCGGTGTCATCGGCGCGTAGTACGCCAGTCGCACAACCTCTCCCATATAGAGGTTATTGGCGACAGATGGTTGTGTGTTCATCGGCTTCCAGTCGACCGGCGTGTTCTTTTCGAGCCACGAATCGATCGCCGACTTCGCTCCCTTGAGCGCCATCTTGACCTGCTCGGTTGGGCCGTCACTGGCCTTCGGTGTCGGACCCACCTGACCACCAGCGGATATCTCGAACAACTCATCGAGCGTGGGTTCGGCCGTTTCCTCGGCCACACCACCGCCAGGAACCCTCACTTCGCTGATGCCGAAGTCACGGACTCTACCACCGTAGTCGACCATGGCGATGTCCTGTGTTGGCGTCTTTGGGATCGCCAATTCGAACTGATCACGTATTCCGCCGTCACCTGACACGAGGATGAGTTTGACCATGTCCGGCTGATGCTTGACCTGCTTGACGTTGAACTCGTAGGGACCGATCCGCATCGTGTCGCCAGCCTTCACCTTGCCGATGCGGTCATAGTGGCCTTCGTACCAACCCTGTGAGGCGCCAGAAACCCCGCCAGTATTCCAGCCACCCTTGCCTGGTTCTTTGCCTTGACCACTCTGTTGAAGATTGGCGGTCGGCGGCGCCTCGAAGTGACCCAGGGTCTTGCAGCCGTGAGACGAGCCCGCAACGCCGCCGGTGTTGATGCCTTCGTCGAGGATGGACTCGATCACATCGGCGACGTTCTCTGTTTTGGACTTGTTGAGACGGCGCGCCACCCTCTCGGCAGCAGACTTCGCAGCCTTGAGACTGTCGGCATTGCCCTTTTGTCCCTTGTGCTTGCCCTCGACGGTTGACGCACTCCAGTCCCAGTCGCTCTTGGTGCCGTTGACCTGCATCTCGACATTGCCGTCGACGAACTCCCACGACTCGTAACCGTCGTTGTGCTTCGAGAGTTGATTCCACCCGCTCTTGGAAGTCGATTCGGTCCATAGACGCTGACCGATGAGCGTGCTCTTGAAACCTTTACGCCAGTTCGTCGATGGAGCACCGTCTGGCTCATCGCCGTAGCGGCGAACGAGATCCATCCACCCCTTCCAGTCCGTTGGACGTTTCGCCCACTGATTCAAGATCGCCGTCGTAACCTGCGATCCGGCGCGTTGGCCATCCTTGTAGTCGGAGTTGGTTTCAACGAGTGCGTTTTCGAGTTTGGTTGACTTGGACTCGCTCATCCGCTGATCGATGTCCTGTTTTTCCGATCGACGTACGGCCCGGTTGTAGTCGGACCTAACACCCTTCTTCAACTTCGGCTTGACGGCTGGGTGCTTGGCGAATCCGACCTCCGAGGCGTAACCCTCGCCCTTCTTGGCTCCGGCCAGTTCTCGGCCAGCGCGCTTCTCTTCAAGGCCATTGACGCCATCGACAGCTCTTTCGAACGCATCATCCAGATCCATGATCTCCTCCGACTTCGGACCCGTTGTGACGCTCGCGCTCTTACCCGCCGGTCCACACGAGGGGTTATCTGGGTTCTTGTACATGCAGTAGCGCTGCCACGAGACACGCGCGTAATACTCCTTCGACTTCCCAGGCTGACTCTCCCTGATCTCGTCGTAGTAGCGAGCGAGCACTTTCTGGGTGCGCTTGTCTCCGGCCGGGGGGCCATGTGGCCTTTCCTTGGCTTCATCCATCGCGACCAGTACATCGCGCTGCGACTCGCTCATCCCTGCGCTCATCGAAATGAGTGCGTACTCGATGGCCTTGTCGGCTTCGTCTTGAGCCTTCTGCCAGAGTTTCTCGGCCTTCTTCTGATCACCGGCGGCGGACGCTGCCTTGGCCTGCTTGGCAACGGCTGCGATCTTTGCGCGCACCGACTTCGGAACAAGGCCCTCGCCCACGGCCTGATCGATGACGCTCATGAACGATCCGAACATATCGTCGGCCGAAGGAACCTTTTCCAGGAGAGTTCCAAGGGCCACGAAGTGTCCGGCTTCGCCTAACTCCTCTGTCGTCATCCCAAGCATCAGATCCCCGTCGTTGTTGCGTCGACCGCCGCGACGATACCAATCGTCACAGCCACCCCTACCACGAACCCGCCGATGAGCCCGACTTCATCCCCATGAAGTTCCCACCACGTTCGTTCGGCTCTCTCGTTGGCGCGCTGGATCTCCTCGTCAGCCATCTCCAGGTGTCGAGTGTAGATCTGGCGTTCGCGCTCCCAGGTGCGTTGGTCGATCTCGTAAAGGCCCCTGACCTCGTCGTACGAGACGCGCAGACGAGCGACGTACGCAGCGCTCTCGTCAGGAAACAGCACGCCAGGGCCTGTCTCCACTTCTTCTTCACCGCCGGTCACGACACAGCTATCGACGGCAACAGTTTGGACGCCCTCGTCGGGACGCTGCACCTCGTCGGGCATATCGACCGCGATGATCGGGTCTGGGAGTGTGCGAGGCGATGCCGTGGCAGCCGAACCGCATCCAGCGACCATGATAGTCAACGCTACCCAAGCACCTCGCATTTTCGACCCCTCCCACCGCAAGACGCCGCGAACCCCAGGGAAACCCCCCAGGGTCGCGGCGTTACAGATGTCGTCCCGACCCGGAAAGACTAGACCGAGTATTCGTCCATCACGTCGATGGGGCCGACCGGAGTGTCGCCGGTGCCAGGCGCACTGGCCTCGATGGTGATCAACTCCAGGGCGATGAGGCGGTTCAGTTCCTTGTATGCCGGAGCACCCTTGTCTTCACCGAACCGGAGATCCGCGTCGGCGACGCCGGTGGCGACGTTGGCCGAATCGGCGACGGCGAATTGCTGGAATGGGTGCGGCAGATCACCGACTGCGAAATCCGCGCCGGAGGTGTTTGTGAGATCGAGCAACATGGTGGCTTAACTTCCTTTCGTCGGGTCGTCATCGAGGTTTTGAGGCGCCTCGTTGCCTTTGTCGAAGTGATTGGAAACCTACCACAACAGTTTAGAAGTCCAGAGTTTCCGGTGCAGACGTCTGCACCAATCTCTAGCTAAGCTTTTTCCCGTAGTTGGCAACCGCACTCTTGATCGAACTGACGACCGTTGCGTAGGCGATCATCGCAACGGCACCCGCGCCGGCATAGAACATCACACCACCGGCCATTCCCTCGGTTCGAAGAGCATCAGTCACCGGGATGCCAGGGATGAGCCCGATCAGTCCACCGACCACGACCGCGTGGAAGCGATAGGTGACGTAGTAGACGCCTTTGACCCCTGGGTAGCCGGTCTTCGGCATGTCCTTCTGATCGCCGAGGATGAGTTTTTTGGCGATCTCACCAGCCAACCCGATGACGAGCACCGAGATCCACAGAGCTGGGTGAGCGATGTATGCAATGAGTGCGTCGAGCATGACGGGCCTCCTAAGCTGCCGATGGCCACCTCTTCGCGATACGCCCAACGGTGGTCGACAGTCTTGCGTCAGTATCTGAATCGGCCTGTCCCAAGGCAAGTTTCCGTGCAAAGCCGCGTCGAAAGCCGTCAATCCCACCGCCTCCGTCCCACGTTTCGTAATCGTTGAGCTTCATATCCACGAACCAAACACGAGTCGCCACGGCTCCAAGAACGGCCTCCAAATCGCCCGACAACCGCGCATCTGGGTTGATGACCACAAGGTCGTCTTCTGGGTCATAGACGGCGTACTGACTCATCTGACCGCGTCCACGACCCATCTCACGAGGATCGAGCATGACCGGTAGCGTTCCGCGTGAAAGCCCAACGGAAGCCAAGAGTTTCGTGGTTGTTTTCAGGACCCCCATTAGTGGCCTCATCTCCGACTCGGAGTAGCCCCAGACATTGATGACCTCGAAGTCGCCCACCAATGCCTGAGCCGGGGCATCGCCTATCTTGGCTTGATCAATGAGTTTCTGGACATCTCGTACCACCACGAGAAGGTCGCGCATTTTTCGGGCGGCGCGCTGATCTACACCACTGCGTTGCAGGTTGTGCATCGCCAATCGGAGACGCTGTCGCAGCTTCGCGACCTCTGGCCGATCACCCACCAGGCCGTCTAGAATCGGCCTCACCATGTCGAGTAGCTGTTTTATTTTCACCCGGCCGGTTCCGGTGAGCGATACGGCTACCGAGACCTCGTCCAACTCCTTGATGATTCTCGCGAAAGTCTTGCGGTCCACGTATTTGATCCTTCCCGTTCCATCAAGTGTCAGATCCCGACACTCCTTCGCGTCACTAGAGTCATGACTATCGAAATAACCGACGCCAGTCACCTAGACCACGGCCTCACGGTGGCTCAGATCGAGTACGCCATTGAGTCAGCCGAACAACACATGGGTCTCACGGAACTCATCATCCACACCGTGGAGTTGCCAGAGAGGTACGGAACCGTTCCGTGTGGTCTTCATGGCCCCGTCCTCGGCGACGATCCGGTGCCAGAGACCGAGGTCGTCTACGAAGTCAGGGGAAGCCGCAATGGCCCCTCACGCCTCGTGGACCGAACCGAACGTCAGGTACGGACCCTGACCATCATCGCCGGACCCCACGAAGGCAAACCATGGGTCCTCTACACCGCCTTTGGTGGACCTGTGACCCCTCGTGAACCCTTCGATGTCCCCAACTGGGACGGCGCTGCGTTTATGGAGTCCCAGGCTTTCTGGGCCTCACACGCGCTCACCCGAAAAAGGTGACTATCTGGTCTTGACTAGCGCTTCCTATATGCCTAATATAGATAGTGGAAGGAAGCCAACCCATGACCCGTACCGACATTCACCGCGTCTCCCAGATCAAGCCCGAGGAATACGTCATCGTTTTCTCGTACGCCCTCGCGAGTACGAGCGACGGCTGGCCGGTTCCGAGTTTCAGGATCAACTGCGCGCTCGACAAACGTCACGAAGTCGACGGCCAGATCGTCAACGGCACCCATCACAAAAACGGAAACTGCTGCGTCATCGGGCTGCGTCAGTCCGGAAAGAAACTCGCGGAGCATGGCGCACCCGGTACGTGCACCATCTGTGGCACCTGGCACATCTACGGTGACGTGTGGCGTCACGAGTCGACCGGAGAGCACATCTTCGTCGGTCACCAGTGCGCGGACAAGTACAACCTCATCGCCGACCGTCGCGCGTTCGAGAAGGCGCTCAAGGGCGTTCGAGTCCGATCCGTTCGCGAGCACGAGAAGGCCATTCGTCACGAGGAGCGCCAGAACTTCATCGACGCGCACGACGGTCTTCGTGATGCACTGGAGACCGATCACCGCATCGTTCGCGACATCAAGGATCGCTTCCTCAACGGTCGCTACACCACGCTCACCGAGGGTCAACTCAACCTGGTCATGAAACTCTACCGCGAGTCGCTTCGTCCCCAGGTCGTCGAGCATCACGTTCCAGCTCCCATCGAAGCTGGTCGTCAGGTTGTCGAGGGCACTGTCGTCAGCGTTAAGTGCTACGACGGCAACTACGGCCTCACGTTCAAGATCACCGTGAAGGTCCACACCGACGAGGGCACCTGGCTCGCATGGGGCACCTGTCCAACTTCCCTCCTCGACGCCGAGGGCAACGTAGGCGGCAAGAAACTCCGCGGCGCCAAAGTCCGCTTCGCTGCGAAACTCAAGAAGGGTCGCGACGATCACTTCGCGCTCTTTTCTCGACCCACCCAGGCTGAAGTTGTCGAGTGGGCAAAAAACGACGCGGCCGAAGCAGCGTGACGCTTGACGAACGCGACAAAGAGATTCACTCTGAGAACTCGATGACACCGATCTGCAAAAAGTCGCGCACCGAGGCGCTCCAAATATTGGGGGAAAAGTCCTTCAATACCTGGGGTACGTGCCTGGTGAGTGGCTATGCAGCCATCGATCTCGCGCACCAGGAGCCTACACAGGGCGGACTCATCGACCACTGACCAACCAAGAAGGTCGCAACGATGAAGCCGCCCAGTCGAAAGACTCGGCGGCTTTTTTCGTTGTGCTGAAAGACAACCATGCACACGAGGAGAAAACGTAAGAGCACATCCCCATGGGGCTGTAGCTCAGTCTGGTAGAGCATCCGCCTTTTAAGCGGGCGCGCGTGGGTTCAAATCCCTCCAGCCCCACCATTTGCCGCAGAAGCTAGACAGGAACAGCACTCGGTTCTTACCCGAGAGATCCCCGGTTCGATTCCGGGTTGCGGTACCGACATTCGGGAGTCGTCTAGCGGTAGGACGATCGGCTCTGGACCGATCAACCGGGGTTCGAATCCCTGCTCCCGAACCAAGCACTCGCTCTCTGACAACTGAAGAAGGAATTTCCAAAAGGAAGGGGTCACCGAAACCCCTTCCACTTGGGTCTGAAGCTCAAATGGGAGAGCGGCCGACTGTTAATCGGATGGTTGCGGGTTCGATCCCCGCCAGGCCCGCCAAGTCATAGGTCACGGTCTGGGTAACCGGGTTGGTCTCCAAAACCGACCGTCTGCAACGTTCGATTCGTTGGTGACCTGCCAAATGGGATGGAAGATGAAGTGGTGGAATCGCTGGCCTGTCACGTCAGAGTAAGCGGGTTCAACTCCCGTCCGTCCCGCCACGCTGTTCTTGCGTAAGTGGTCTGCGCGCTCGGCTGAAGCCCGAGAGGACCGGGTTCGATTCCTGGGGACAGCACCGGGGTGGAGTCGCGGCGTGCGACGCCTGTTTTGGGAACAGGAGGCGGCTGGTTCAACTCCAGTCACCCCGACCAATGTCCTCGATGCTCGAATGGAACGAGCGCCGGTTTCCTAAACCGGAGTGTGCAGGTTCGAATCCTGCCGAGGACGCTGAAAGATTTTCGGAGCGAGGTTTCCATCATGGTAGATGGCTCCCGGCTGTAACCCGGCAGGTGTTCCACACTGGGGTTCGAATCCCTCCCGCTCCACCATTGGACCGGACGGTCTGGTCGACCTGTTTCGCCTGATAAGCGGAGCGGTCAGGTTCAATTCCTGGCGGTCCAACCAACGCCTCGCAAGCAGAGACGGCGCTGCACTCGCTTGGTATGTGAGTTAGATCGGTTCAAGTCCGATGCGAGGCTCCGTATGGTGATCGATGCCGAAGTAGTCGAGGCGCGCGGTTGTGGACCGCGTTCAAGCGGGTGCGAGTCCCGTCGATCACACCAGGGTAGCTCAATCGCATGGTAAATGCCCCCGGGTCTAGGAGTGGTTCTCCTAGCCGTTCTTATAAGGCGGTAAAGCAGGTTCGATTCCTGACGGGCGCACCAAACTGCTGTCGGTTCAAGTCCGACCTGACCCACCCGTCCGGTAGCTCAGTGGTAGAGCGCTCGCTCGACACGCGAGAGGTCGTGGGATCGTGTCCCACCCGGACGACTACACACAACGGGGCCATCGTCTAACGGGAGGACGTCTCGCTTGCAACGAGAAAATAAGAGTTCGATTCTCTTTGGTTCCACCACTTTTGCGGGTAAGGCCAAATCGGTGAGGCGTCAGGTTTCCACCCTGAAGAAGTCGGTTCGATCCCGACTGCCCGCTCCACTTGTCGCGATCTTCTGGGAAGGACACCGGCTGCAACCCGGTGAAGGAGAGTCCGATTCTCTCTCGCGACTCCAGAGTTTGCTCTCGACGCCGACAGGAACGGCAATCGGATTTCTACTCCGATCTTTTGGGGTTCGAGTCCTCACGAGAGCGCTGTGACCGTGTAGCTCGATTGGACGAGCGCCTGGCTACGAACCAGGAGGATGGGGGTTCGAGTCCCTCCACGGTCGCCAGATGTCTTCGTAGCTCAACAGGAGAGAGCACCGGTCTCCGAAGCCGGGGATCGTGGTTCGACTCCACGCGAAGACGCTGATGCGGGGTGGTGTACTAGAGCACGCCGGCCTCATAAGCCGAAGGACCTGGGCAGTTCAGGCGACCGCAACCAATCCCGGTGTGGGGTCAGAGGAGACCCAGCGGTTTCATAAGCCGCCAGAGTCGGTTCGAGTCCGATCGCCGGGACTGACGGGGTATAGCGCAGTTTGGAAGCGCGCCGCATTTGGGATCCGGAGGTCGTCGGTTCGAACCCGACTACCCCGACCACGTGAGTGCGGATAGCTCAGATGGAAGAGCGCTGGTGTTACATACCGGAAGTCGTCGGTTCGAACCCGACTCCGCATACCAAGCTCAGATGGCGGAATGGCAGACGCGCTGGTTTGAGAGACCAGTGAGGCGTAGACCTCGTGAGGGTTCGACTCCCTCTCTGAGCACCAAGGCTCGCGTGGCGGAACGCAGACGCAGCTAGCCTAAACCTAGCCGTCCTTCATGGACGTGGGGGTTCAAATCCCTTCGCGAGCACTCACGGCTGAGTGGCGGAATGGCAGACGCGCCTGGCCTAGGACCAGGTGATCTAAGATCGTGCAGGTTCGACTCCTGTCTCAGCTACCATGCAAGCGTGGCGAAACGGAAAACGCAGCAGATTCAAGTCCTGCTGGCCCGCGAGGTCTTGTGAGTTCGAATCTCACCGCTTGCACCGAAAACCAATAACCAAAGAAAGGAGACGACCGATGCGTACGCTCGTATTGGATCGTTCATACCAGCCGCATCGTGTCGTTTCGTGGCAGCGCGCCGTCACGATGCTCTTCCAAGGAAAGATCGAGGTGCTCGAAGAGTACGACGAGGACATTCGATCCGTCTCGATCACAATCAAGATGCCGGCCGTCGTCCGGCTTCTTCACCACGTCACTGGACGTAAGAGAGCAATCAAGTTCTCGCGGATCAACGTGGCGACTCGTGATGACTTTCGTTGCCAATACTGCGGAGCCAAACACGCACTCGGCAAACTCACATACGACCACATTGTTCCGCGAGGCCAAGGCGGCCTGACGACGTGGACGAACATCACGATGGCCTGTTACGGCTGCAACGAGAAGAAGGGCAACCGAACCCCAGAGCAAGCGGGGATGCGGCTCAAGAAGCTTCCTGTGAAGCCAGAGAGCCTTCCAGTGGTCGTCTTCAGGATCGATCCACAAGCAACGATCCCAGAACAGTGGGTCAACTTCATCTACTGGCACGGATCGCTGGATGACGAGGGATCGTGAAAAGTCTCCGACTCGATTGAGTCCTTGGACCGGCCGGCATGGCGGCCGGTGAGAAAAACCTCCCGTCCAAAGGAGGACCATCGCACCAACGGGGTGTAGCTCAGCTTGGAAGAGCGCTCGTTTCGGGAACGAGAGGCCGCTGGTTCGAATCCAGTCACCCCGACCACGGAGAGAGAACCGATCCGGGATCGGCCTGGTCTTGAACACCAAGGGACGAGATCGTTGGGGTTCGACTCCTCCTCTCTCCGCCAATGGAGACTGATCCGAGCTGGGCTCGGCGCCGCTTGGAAAGCGGTTGGGCGCTTCGGTGTTGCGGTTCGATTCCGTCTGTCTCCGCCATGACCGGTCGGCGGAAGGCTCAAAAACGAGCCTAAGTCATCGACATGACTCACTTTAGACTGGTCGTCTCATGGTAACTGAATCGAGCAAGGCTCGGACCCCGTTGCTAGCGGGTGTGACGTCGTAAGGCGTTGGGGATCAAGACCTCCGGTTACCGCCATGCGGATGTAGCTCAGTTGGAAGAGCGCGATCTTGCCAACGGCTACGGGTTCGAATACGGTGTCGTATGGGACAACCAGCGCGGTGGAACGGGAGACACGTTTACTATACCGCCTCTGATTACCCGCGGGTTCTTTGGCCAGAACATCCTATGGCGAAGAGCGATGGGATGGTTCGTATTCATCGGGCGGTGGCGGCTGAAGCGGCCGGCCGACCGCTCCGACCAAGCGAGCACGTACACCACAAAAATGGCGTTCGGAACGACTGGCGTGCCGACAACCTGGAAATATGCTCTCCCACGGAACACCGCATCAAGCACGCGATGCAGCAGCGCGTTACTTTCGGTTGTGCAAGTTGCGGGATAGAGGTCGTGCGCGCACGTTCGCATGTGCGAGGCGAGAAGTCATACTGCTCGCATAAGTGCGCGCACAAGGCTACTGAACGTACCAGGTACCCCGACAATGATGAGCTGGCAAAGTGGGTATGGCGAGAGCCGCTCACGGCGATCGCAGTGAAACTCGGCGTGTCCGATAAAGCGCTAGCCAAGAGGTGTAAGATTCGGAAGATTTCGACCCCGGGTCGGGGGTACTGGTCTAAGCGGCGATAGGTTCGGTCGAGGCCATGGGTTCGAGCCCCATTATCCGCTCCAATGTCCCCGTCATCTAGTGGCTCAGGATGCTGGCCCCTCAAGCCGGTCACAACGGTTCAAATCCGTTCGGGGACGCCAAGGAAGGTGAAGACTCAGTGGTGGGTCACCCGTTTCGAAAGCGGGGTTACGCGCAAGCGTAAGGGGTTCGACTCCTCCTCCTTCCACCGTCAGGCCCTGTCGTCTATTGGTTAGGATCGGAGTCTTTCAACCTCCGGAACGGGGTTCGATTCCCCGCAGGGTCACCTCGGGAAATTCCTTCGGCCGGTGAGGTCCCATTGGCAGGGGCGCCCGTTTTGTACGCGGGAGACTGTGGGTTCGAATCCCTCCGCCGGCTCCATTTGCCCTTGAAGTCTCAATGGAGAGACGCCCGTTTCGTATTCGGGAGGCGATCGGTTCGATCCCGATCAAGGGCTCCATTGGGACGTCCCGCGGGTCGGGTGGTCGGCCTTTGAAGCCGATGACGGTGAGTTCGAGTCTTCCCGTCCCAGCCGTCACAGGTTCGAGTTGAGCCAAGCCGATAGCTGACGCCTGGCTTCGACCGGGTCTTCCTTGGCGACCTCCTCGATGCGGTCCAATTCTTCGCGTCGGACGTCGGCCCGTGTCTCGACCCTGGCCTTTTCGATCTCACCCTCCAGCCGAACCTTCTCGACCTCAAGTTCAGCTCGATCTTTGAGCGAAGGGGTTGGCGATGGATCGGTCTTGTCGTTGTTCGACACGAAGAGCGCAAGAAGGACTCCGCCAACTGCCGCGGCGATGCCGACAACGGCCCACCAATAGCGCCTGATAAACCTCCACACCTTCTGCATCAAAGCACCTTCCCGTTCGCTATGTTCTGCAATGGCGACGACTGTCAGGGCGAGTGTGACCGGTACAGCAAACGGAGCGAGGGCACCTAGCCACGCCAGCATCAACCCTCTGTGAGGAGTTGTGGTCCCTTGCCTGGTTCCACCTGCTCTTGGCGAACGGAACCTTGTCCAACATCGTCGGTGAGAAGCTGTCGGCCCTTCTGATCGACGACCTCGTTGAATCCGCACGACGAGCAACTCTTGCGAACCTTGCCGTCACCCACTGCCTCGGTCATGAGACTGGCGCTGTTGCACTTCGGGCATCTCGGGCCCGCGTGCGCGTGATTATTGTTCTCCATCCGCTTCTCCTTCTACTTCACCGACAGCAGCGTCTTGACGAGCGCATCGGCCGACTTGACGAAGCCACGGTACCCTTCACGGGTAATCACGAATTCGTGCTCAGTGTCAGACCACTCCTCTGGATCGGTCTTCTTCACCATGGCAGCGACGGATTCGAATCGATCCATGAGTTTCTTGGACTTGGCCAACGATGCCTTTGTGTCCTTGGTGAATCGAGCGATGTCGATCTTCCCGTTTCGTTCGCGAAAGAGATTGACCCCTGCTCGCCAGGTGCGTGTGTGTCGATCGAAGACCTCTATCGCCTTCATCAGGTTGTCGGCCGCTTCACCGATCTTTGGGTCGTCACAAAGTGCCGACCAACTCGACACGACGTTGCCCATAGATCCCGCGAACGCGTCGTAGGCTCCCCAGAGGGCGGTGCCGGCATAGTTGACCGCCTTGTAGTCAGCGGTTCCGACAGGGTCCTTGCGAACCTCCATCGTCTTCGTCTTCCAGCCGGTTTCGACAGAACCCCACCCTTCGGCGAGGATGTCGTCGATGTCTGGCTCAACCTCCTCCTGTCGAAGAGGTGTGATCTGGTACTGATCGTCGATGCGTTGAATCGTACCAGTGGTGATGAGTTGATTGAGCGTCTGACGATCAACACCAACGACCCATGCGCGATTCACACTGAACTGATGACCGCCGAAGCTCTCCTTCAGTTTTGTGGCCGCATCGCGAAGATCAGTGTCCTCGATGTCTCCGATGGCGTCTTCGTTGATCTGGGGACGGCTGCGGATGGACTCCGGATTTCCACTGCGATCGAGAGCGTTAAGTTTGAAGTCGAACCCGGTCTCCAGAAGATCCTGGATGTGGCCGATTCGACGCATCGGATTGATGTGACCGAACCGCGTCTCGTAGACATACCCGTCGGAGGCGACGACGATCGGGGTGAACTCGTCCACCGAGATGACGATATTACCGTCGTCCTTGCGCGTGGCGAGTACCCTCGATCGAGGAGCGGTCTGTTTGCGAATGACCTTCACCATCCGGCGGGCCATCGGCATGAAGTCAGGGTTCTCTTCGTCGGGTTCAGGAACCTCGCTGTCGGGAACCTTTTCCTCTGTGTACGGATGGACGTATCCGGCGTTGCCAGATGTGTTGTCCCGCATGACCAAGGTGCCATGAGCGGTGTCGCCTTCTGCACCGTGATCCTGGCCCTTGTCGCGCCAACCATGGATACGTGCCTGCCGCATGAGTTCACTGGATGCCATCTCACCGATGAGGCAATGCGCCGCTCGACCGCGTTCATCGAAATAGACGATCCCACGCTGCCCCATGGCGTCGTTGAACTTGTGGCGGCACGGCGTCTCCGTGAAGACAAAATCCTCCAACGCCGCGCGCGTCTCTGAGTCCAGATCGCCATTCCATGGCCTGGTCATCAACTCGCCGCGATCGACCGCGCCGTCCATCTTGAGGCCGGTTTGTTCGGACAGCTCCATCATTGACTCGAACATCAGCGCTTCCTCCGCTTCTTGGTCTTCTTTTTACCCTTACCATGGTCGAGGTGCTCGAAGGGACTTCCTGAACTAAAGGGTCCGCCGTCGGTCACCTTTGCCGATCCTGGCGCTACGTGAACCTTGTACTTCTGAGCCAGGTCGCGAAGATCCCCTGATGCTGATGGACTCGTGCCAATGCCATGGATACCCATTGGCATGACAAAGTCGACTCCGAAGCCGCTGGTTTTTCTGGCTCGCTCTGCCAAAAAATCAACCAAGGGAACGAACTGACGACGCTCGACTCTGAACGGAACCTTCACCGGTCCAATGAACGGCTGCTTACGATCGCTACCACTGCGTTGTCGACGACGTCGGCCGTCTTCCATCCGGTCGACCTTGCCCATGACACGCATGCCCTTGTAGCCGACGCCGCCGCCGACCGAGGAGCGCGCATTGGAGTTTCCAGCGGCACCCATCAGCCGCCCCCGTGCGTCTTAGAAACCAAACGCAAGTAGTCTACCGCCTCTGGTTTTCCATGAGTCTCCAAGTAGAGCTTGATCGCCTTGTCGAGCACCTGCCCAGGGCTCACGTGGTATCCGATCTCTCTCGACTCTTCGCGAGCCTGGCGCGCGAGCGTCTCCACCATGACTCGCTGAACCATGAGTATCACGATGTCGCCAGCACTCTGGATGCTGTCGAACGTCTCGTCGTCGATGGTGTTGTCGAAATCCACTAGCCGACTTTCTTCAGGTAACTAGAGACTTGCTTGCTCATCAAACCCATGTCCTTGCGGCTATGGAAACGAACACGCCCATTCTCCTGAACGACCTCGGCGAACTCCAGCGCCACTTCGAGCATCCGCGGAAAACCGCTCGGGAACCACTCCTGATAGGTGACCTCGCACTGTGTCATGATGGTCGTGATGTGATCGTTGCCGGTGTGTCCTAGTTTCGTGTTCGGCATGACCAGCAAGATTTTTGGCGGCTCGAAAACACGGATATCCTCCGCTGTTTTGCCGGAGTAGTACGGATACGTGAAGTAGCGGAGCCACGACACAACGGCTCGAAGATCGAGGTCTCGCGTTCCGATCTTCAAACCAGCGGTGATGCCAGCGTTCTCGGTGGGGTAGGCGTTTGCGTCTCCGAACTGCTGGATCTCACCAGCTATGTCCGCAGACCCTGACAACGGCAGGTGTTCTGGTTCTGTGTCTGTGGTGAACACAGCCGTGAATCCAACACGTCGCTCGCCGCCGTGTGTCCATTGGTATATGGGGTGCGACCCACCAGGGATGTACCTGGGGTTCCAGGTGATCTCCCGACTGTCGGTGATTGACTCTGGCCAGTATTGAAGTGCGATCTCAACCTGTGCCTTGTTCTCGGCCCATGGAAAGATCTCTCCGGGCGCCGGGTCCTTTCCTATCAGATAGGCTTTCTCCAGCGCCGGCAGGTGCGGAACGCTGACGAGTTGTGAAAGTATGTTGGTCGGAAGATCTGGCACACCAACAGCTTATCAGCTCGGCTCGATGAGACCCGCCTTGATTGCCAGTGCCTTGAGCAGATCATCCTTCTGAGCGCCATTGAGCGACTCGAACGTCTCCCCCAAGAACGCGCCCTTGGCCTCTTTGGCCATTCTGACTTGATCGATCTTCTTCTTCTGCGAGCTGTTTTCCCAACCCGCTCCGCTCTTCAGCTTCTTCGCTGCCTTCGCCATCTACTCCTCCACTCGCGGAAGCACCGGGCCGGTCTTCGGTACGAATTGAGACCCAGTTTTGCGATTGGGTTGCTTCTCCACGATCTCTCTCGGAACCACCTGTCGAACACTGATCGTGACGTCATCGAGACTGGTGGCACCAGCCGGGATGCTGCACGAGAAGAGACGACCCAGTGTCTGGTACTCGGAATCGTTGAGGTCGAATGGTCTGTCTGCACCATCCTGAAGAACCTCGTCCACAACCACGCTTACCTCGAAAGCGGGGGCTGGTCCCTTCACCAAAGAGGCAAGCAAAACCGTGTCGTAGGTCGCATCCGGTGTGACCACGTACTCCGCGTCATCGGAAAGGGTCAGCGCTTCGCCGCAGTAGTGGAAGTCGCCGCTGCCAACGGTGATGAGCATTCCGTTGACGGACACGGGAAGGGCAAGGTCGTTACGACCTTCCACTCCATTCTGCTTGATGATGTTGATCGTAGCCATCAGACCCTCACTGGCGAAGTTCGCCATGGCAAATGAACGAGAACGTTCTGGCGTTGCTCGATGAAAGAGCAACCGTACCACCAGTGTCATCGAACACCGTAATCGTGAACCCCGATGCCGCGAGAGAGCTGAATGACAGGAATTCCGACTGCCCTCCAAGCAGCGCGCCGGCCAAGATCAGATTTGCGTTGTCGAGCGCGTCGACGAAAGATACGTCGATAACATTGCCCGTTCGAATCGCCGTCCAATTGTACCCATCGACGGTACCGAAGGCACCGCTGGCGTCGACGGTGATGAACCCTGTTGCCTTGACCACAGTCTGGTCGCGCAGGGCGATAGACGGGAACGCTCCGGCCGTCTCGGCGACGTTTTCAGCAGTCGCACCTGGGATCGAGATCAGCGCGGTTCCCGCATTGCCCCTGACGTTCAGTTGAGTCGTAGCCGGAGAGAGAAGTACCTCGAAGATCGGGTTGTTGCTATTGGTATCCCAGGCGCCATCAGCCCATGGAGTGGCGTTGCCAGGGGTGTCCTTGCACCACGCCTTGATTCCCTCCCTATTGAGAACGAGAGCCCACGAAGCGTCAGCGGTATCTCTATTCCAAAGGGCGGTCGTTTGGTCGTACCTGGCGTTGATAGTGATCATGAAGCCGCTTGGCTCGACGAACCCCTGGATCTCATTCGCTTGGTAGAACCGGATCTCTCCTACGTCATCATGCGTCGACAGATCATCGAAGTTGACGGCAGCGATGAGATCCTTCTCACCGGATGCGCCAAAGCTGTTGTACCGCGTGTCGGCTATCTCTCGATCTGTGATTCTGTCTTGAGTCTTGGCCGCTTCGCGAAATCCACCGAGAACCTGCTTGTAAAAGGTTCCGGCGTTCGCTGTTCCACGCATCAACTCAGCAAGAAACTGATAGGTTCCGCCGGCAGACGGGACGTCTGCTACGTTCACTTGTTCGTGCGTCTGGTTGACGAAGTCGTCCATGCTGACCACGAGACCAGTGATCGCCGGAGCGAGTAGCGTACGTGTCCCAGCGAGGTCGCCGCCCATGAGTCCAGCGTCTGCGCGAAGCAAATCGCTGCTGAATGTCTGCCGACGCACCCAGACGCGAATATCATCGAAGAACACCGCGTCGCCGCTACCAGGGGTGACGCCGTCTGTATCTGCTTCGATCCCCACACGCATCCACAAAGCACCCGCTGGCGCCTCGATGATCTCCTCGAATGTCGTGTAGGCGAACGTTCCTGATAGTGAGTTGTCGCCACCCACCGACACAAATGACAGTGGTGAAAGCGTCGCGTCGTAGAACCTGATGAGCAGTCCGTACGCGGAAGCCGCGCCGCCCACTGGCATCCCGTCACCGCGCACCGAAACGCGAGCCTTCACGAGAGAGCCGGCACTCACTGGAATGACCTTCGACTGAATGGTGTCGTCGTTGACCATCGGCACCGACCCGTCGGACCTGATCTCCAATTCGTTGGTTCCGAAAAGAGGCGATGCCGTGCTGATGTGAATGGTGTACCCAGCCGCATTGAATGCGCCGAACCACCCAGGAATACGATCGACGGCAAATCCACCCACCGGTGATGGAGGAGCAGATTCGAAAATACCGTTGACGATCACCTGCTCCCATTCGCGTAGAGCCGCAGATGGAGAGAGACCCGCTTCGCGACGCTGAGCAGGTGTAATCGCAGAGCCGGCGATGGGACCAGATCCTGGCACCACCACCCTACCGATCACCACGAGGTACGCAGCCTCAGACACTGGAGACGTGATCAGTTCGGTCTCTGAGTAGGTGCGCCATTCGACGATGGTCGCGTTAGAGATCGTGTACTCGACGTACAGACAGACGTAGATCGTGCTGCTAGCAACCGTTGCCAGGTCGAGAGTGACGTTCCCTTCTTGCCGAAACGTGAGTTGACGACCATCGGCGTCGATGTACGAATAGACCGAGTCGCCGGTGTCTGGATCTGCGTCGATTCTGACATTCAGTCCCGAAGCAGCCGTCACCAAGGTGCCGCCACGAAGGATTCCAGGCGGCACGATCCCGTTCAGTTTTTTGTTGAGCCCGTCCGATACATACGGCTCGGTCCACCTCATCTTCACGAGGTCGTTGGATGGTGTTGTGATCGTCGTCGGCATCTGCTTCTTCTACTCCAATTACCAAACCAGTTGGATGATGTGGTTGAGTTGAACCGATCCTGATTTGGTCTCCAGGTCGAACGTTACGTAAACAAGCATCACCCCGTTTTGATCGAAAAGACCAAGCTCGAAAAACTCCGGGTTGTTCCCGGGTTGATCGATGTTGGCTTCTGCCGCTGACACGATGGCCGTGATCTCGTCGATGGCTGGTGAGGTGCTCAGAAGAAGAACGTCGCCCGCTATCAGGGTCTTACGAAACGTGAACAATGGCTCGTCGGCAACTCGGCATTCACGGCCGCTGATGGTCGCTCCTGCATAGTTTGCCGTAAGCGTGATCTGTAGATTGTTGTCGACGGTCAGAACCTGACCCCAGACATCATGTTCTGATCCTGGATCACCGGCAGATCCGAACTCACTTCCAACACCACCTGTGAAATCGGGCCCAGGCTTGATCCACTGCCCTGGAACCACGTCGACCGTGAACTGAGTTCCGGTGCCGACAACGACCGCTGTGCCGTCGAAGGCCACTGTGCCACCGCTATTCAGCGGAGCGCCTTCGGATTCCAGATCGGTGAACGTGGCGTTTGGTGAGATCGGCACCTTGGGGGAACCGGTGAAGCCGCCTTCTCCGATCTTGAATCGAACAATTGCTTGCTGAGAGTCAGGGACATCCCGCGCGAAGACCCGGGCGAGGACCCCTCTCCAACTCTCCTGCACTATTGCGTTGACCGACATTCCTACCCTCTCATGGCACCGTGAACACCGTCGCCGACGCGATCATGTGGTCGGTGTCGGCCTCGATAACGTCGGCCGGAACGATGTCGTAGTAATAACCGACGCTTGCCGCTGCTGTCACTATAGTCGCAGCTTGCGCGGTTGCTGTGATGTTCATAGTCGCCTGGACAGGTCCGAGGATGTGAATGATGTCAGTGAGTCGCACATGAATCGGCACGACTTGAAGCATTTTTTGGACGAGGCGCGTCAAAACACCAGCCAGCAACGCGTCCGGGTCCGTAAGTACCTCAGTGGGAATAACCTCAATCCGAAGGACCGACGCGCGACACCAATCACATCGTGCGACCCGGTGGCAGTCGTAGACCATGTCAACGATACCGCCAAAGACCGGTGCGTCGCCCGCATACACTTCGACCTCCCAGTCATCGCCACCGACGTTGACCGGGGTCGTCTCCAAGTAGACGGGATCATCGAACTCGCCGTCGGGGAACTCTGCGTACCAATACCCGACTGAGAGGAGTTGCTCATCGATCGGCTGACCCACGCTGTTGGCCGTGAACCTGACCGACCACCTACCGTCGGAGAGGTCAGCAGTCGACACGATCGTCATCCCTAGGACGTCGAGAGAGAGAGCGATGGCATCGTGCACCGTAGTCCCATCGGGAACCGTTCCAGACGCAGGCGGCTCAACCGGCTCAGATGCCCAGTTGGGTGTCTCGAAACAAAAGAAATCCAGAGGAATGGTGTCAGCCGGGATCTCGTCAAAGAACGGCTGATCCGGATCGAGGTCCGTGTAGAGTTTCCCACTGCCTATGGGAAGTTCGTAGACGTTTGCAGCCGGGATAGCAGCCGGTGCCGGATTGCTGATTCGCCATAGGCCAAGAGGAGTAGCTCTGTAGCCGCTGATCTTGCCGAGGATGTCGTACGCCTTGACCGTACCCTTTAGCGGAAGCCACTGACTGACATTCCGGATGGCGCTGCGCTGGTAAGCTGCCGGCTCGTGCTGATCGATATCGACGCCGTAGTCGTTACCGAGAAGCTGAATGAGAGCTGGCGGTCGAAGCGTGGCGCCGGCAAACCCCACACCCTCAGTCGCCTCGGTCGCTGGCAAAGCCGTGCCAAAGAGCCGGATCACGGGGCCGCGGTCGTCGAGTTTGTGAACCGAGTTGACTCGAAACGTGGTCCCAGTAGCGTCCTCGAAGATCCACCCCACCGAGGCCGCCTGAAGAGGTTCTAAGGGGTCGCTCGGGTCCGGGTCGTCCAGAAACACCTCCACGGTCAACCCTCCCTCAGCAATAGCTGGAGGACTTCCTGGGGTTATCTGTGCGGACAGCGGTGTGATGGAGACGTTTTCGTCGAATTGTGTCCTGACGAGATCCGGATCCCTGAGCGAATGGAAATCAACCACCCGCAGAAGCATCTCTTCAAAAAGCGGCTGTACCGATTCGGAGAATTTCTCCAAACGGTTTCCCTGTGCCGGCTGCCGATCTAGAAACCGATCGATTTCTGGCAGGTCGTTGAAGAGCACCTGCCGAGACCAATCGAATCTACCGAACGGACCAGAGCCGAACGAGCCGCTTCCAAAACCAGGCAACTACCCCTCCTGTGCAGACGTCTGCACCTCAACTCGTGATGTTGTGTGCCATCACGTCGTTTCCGGTGCCGCCATCGACGACTGGATTCGTCGGTCCAATGAGCAAACACCCGATCGCTTGGTTGTTCACGGTGTTTGCGGTCAACTCCAGGCCATTGGTGATTCCGGCCTCCACATTCACACCCCTGAACGCACAACGGTTCACGGTGTCATCGAACAGGACACCAGACTGCCCACCGACGCCTTCGATGGTCATGTCAGATCCAAGGAGTCGTGTGATGGAATCCTGGATGTGAATACCCACCCACGAAGCATCTGCCGCAGCATTCCGGATCTGACCCTCTCCAACCTGCGATCTCGACGCTTGAGCGCTCACCTCGACGCCAATGTTGAACTGATCGTGAAAATTGAACCCACGCAGATGACATCGGTTACGCAACGCTGCCGCGATGTCGAGACCGTAGGCGACCGCGCCGTTGATCACATGCGGCTGCGTGGCCGTTGTTCCGCCAACCACCCGCCATCCAATGAGGTCAGCAGCCACAGAGTTGTCCCTAAGCGATGGTGCAGAGAAGATTTCGCAGTTGAGTTGTTTCGTAACAACCATGTTGTTCGATACCGAAAAAACACCTCGAATGAAGAGGTTGGTAGCCTGTGTACCACCATACGCACCAAGGAACGTGACCCTGACGCGTTCGCATTTTGCGTAGTTTCCATTGAGCCTGACGACGTAGTCAGCCGTGTTTCCGGGACCGGTAGGTAACGCCACCTCAACGCCCACATCGACGAGTTGGCTGTCTTCGCTGAGCGTGATCGCGCTCATGTCGTCAGATGACTTCGTACGGATGATGCTCGCGCCTGCCGCAGCTCCGCGCACACGTACGCCAGCAGGAACGATAAACGGTACGGTTGCTCCGACTCCGAGGTCGTAAACCCCTGGTCGGATGTAAACCTCTGTGTCACTAGTGGCCGCCGCCAGTGCCGCGGCGAGTTGCGCTCCATCGCCAATGTCGAGGTAATCGGCGTCGCTGGATACGTCACCGGCCCCGGTGTTGCCAACGATAATGGGCGCCGTCCGTGGATTGGCTCCTCCTGCGCCGCCGACCCCTTGTGCCGAGCCTATATTGGTGACCGCGTCGGTGTTGTTGAGAAGCAAACCATTGCGGACATAGAGTCTGTCGCCGATTCGTGTAGCGATCGCAAACGCGTCATTCGTCGACGGCACCGTGCTCGACGCTACAATCGCGACATTCGTGTTTGAACCCGGTGCCCGAGACAAGGTTACGTAGGCGGTCTCGCCATTGGCGATATCGATGTTGCCGGCAGGGATCTGCCACAAGAACCCAGTAATGGGTGCCGTGATCATCAACGCCGAGGCCCACGAGAACGTAGGCGCTGTCCAATTGATGACTCCGCCTTCGGCAAGGACGGCGTGACGATCTTCTCGCGATGCGTATCCGACAGCGTCTATCGCATTGACGAAGTCACGAAACGCGTCGAACCACGGATCGTCTTCGGCCGACGGATACGGCAGAACCAAACGTGGTGACTGTTCAGCCATCTCGCCCCTCGTCAGCCTTCCAAGCGTCCCCGATGTCGTATGCCTCTTCCTCGTGCACCGAACCCCGGTAGGCGTTCTCTCCTCGGAGTCTGGCGGTCAATCCGTTGTAGATACCCATCCACAGGTAGCCTACCCACCAGTTGAACAAGAAGATGGCAACGCCCCACCCAACATGCCCCAGTACGACAACTGTACCGCCGTTGTACAACCCAACAGCAAACGATCGCAGCATCGTGGCCTCGAACTGTTCGACATGAACGTGCTCGTGCTCCTGGGTTCTTCCCCATCCATTGAGATTGGCCGCTCCGGGTCCATAGAAGCCGCCGTGTCCCAGGGTGGTCCCTCCCCATGTGAGATACTTTCCGAGGCGGTTCGTTGCCGACGCCGGCCGAAGAAGCGGCTCCTCTTTCGTTAGGAACGCGAACCAGCTCCCGCTGTCGTAGTGGGCGTACCAACTCCGTGTCGGCCATGAATCAGGCTTCAAGTCACACCACAGACTCTTACCGTCTCCGCTTTCCGGGTTCGGGTTTTGCTCCCACCTCAGATTCTCACCCCAGAGAAGACGGATGAGTAACACGAGTGGCCAGCACACCGTCAGGTTCCAAATGGCTGCGGTCACGTACAACACGATATGTCGTTTGGTCTTCATGCCGAGATGGCTCCCGTCGTAGCAGAAACCGTCTGCGCGGTGAACGTAACGGTTCCTTTCGTGATGACCTGCTGGTCGGTGACGATGAGGTTTCCGTCTGCGTTGATGAACAGAGCATCTCCGATGATCCTGATGACCCCGAAGTCGACGCCCTCGATGCCGCCTCGTCCGGTGTCTCTGTCTGGCACAAGGATCGTGTACAGATCGGACAGTCGAAGCGACCTGCCGAAAGCGCGGACCTTCAGCAACGTGTCAACGGCTGTACGTGCGTTGGAAAGCACGGTGGCCTGAACGTAAGTATCGAGGATACCGAGAACGATGGTGATGTCAGCAGACACGAGGAAGTTACCGCCGCTCATGACCTCGACGACCTGGGTTACTTCCTTTCGAGATTCTAGGTACCGCTCTAGCGATCGCTGAAGAGCAATCGACGGCTCCTGAAGGAATCCATCAACGTCGCGCGTCAGAATCGGCACCTGAACCAAATTGGCCTGACAGTCTGCTGCGAGGAACCCATCCACGTGGGCATAGATGTCATCCAACTCATCAGACACAGCCGTGTCGAACTGAGCTGCGATGAGCGTGTCGATGTCGTCAAGATCGGTTAGCGCAGCAGTCAGGTTTGTGCTGACAGTAGCAAGTCCAGGAGTAACGACGTTCGTAATCCCTTCGTTGGCATCGAACACCTGCTGCTCGATCGAACCGCATCTCGCGATGATCGTGTCTAGGCGGGAGTACATGCCAGCCAACTCGCTCTTGATCGAATTGAGTCTTGCGTTTTTTGCCGCATCTCCGCTTACACCAAGACCCTCGTCCGCAAGCACATCAGAATCGGTCACATCAGAGCGAATGGACTCAGCTTCGGATCGGATGTCGATCGCATCTCCGGTGGGCAGTGCGGTCAATGGATCGGTGACGATCTGATCAAGGGCCGGCTTAATCGTGTTCGAGACTTCGTCCTCGATGTCACTTCTCTCTGACTCTGCGCTATTGAGAGATGCCCTTGCGGTTGCGGTTTCGGCCTGCACGTTGGCACTGATCGGCTCGATGATGTCTCGAATGTTCTGGAGAAGGATCTGAAGGGTGAGGTCTTCGGAGGCACCGCGAGCTACGAACGCTTGCGCAACGGCAACGGCCCCGGCCAAAGGATCAGCATAAGCCCTCGACAACCCTTCGTAGTCCTCGCGAGTCACGGCAACATTACGGGCCTTGAAGAACGCCGGAGCATTGGCACGGATGCTATCCAGGGACTCTCGGTTCGACCCACCAGAGGATGGCGATGGGTTGGTGATGGTGATCTCGATGTTCGTGAAAGCAACCACCAACGGATCAACAACGTCGGTGATTGTATTCGACTTTACGAGCCCGGCCTGACCAGAAGTCGCCACGTATTCGATGCGGATGGATGCTCCGTCTGCCGGGATGTTGCCTGCTACACCATCGCCGAAACGAAGCAACGGCGGCTCCGCGTTCTCCTCTAGTTCGAACTGATCTGTCTGGTCGAAGGTGATGATCTCGCTTTCTGTCCACGGAGATCCATCAACAGTGACGATTGCACTGTCGCCGGCAACGAACTTCCCTTCGCCTGGGTTGAGTCGAAACACCTGGTTGCGAGTTCCGTTGGAAGAGAAGTTCTCGACAGTGGTAACACCCTCGCGCACCGATACGGTTCTAGGTGGGCTCAGAGGGCCTTCGCCAACCGGGAAGATGATCTCTTCTGCGGCTTCGAAGATGAGATCACTTGGTCCCTGGAACTGAAACCCAACCTCTATCGGCACATCGAACGCCTGGATCTCGTTGAGTAGAACTTCGAGATCGGTCGACGCGCCGACAGCCGCAGCGGGTTTGTAGCCGATGTTTCTTGATAGCCGGTTGAGTGATCGCCGAAGTCGTGCTGTCGCGATGTAACTCTCGGTTGCCTGTCGGTCGATGTAGAAACTCAGCGTCTCTGCGGCCCAGCACACGATGTCGATGAGCATCTGACCCGTCCCGGAGGAGACGAAGTCGTTGAACTCGGTGACGTATAGGATCTGAAGACGCGCAACCAGGTCATCGACGAATGTGAAGAAGTCTTTTCCGGCAAACCTTGCTCGATTGATGAGAGCCTGCGGAGACTCCAATTGAATTGGATCAGCCATCAGAGCGTCCTCGGGATGACCACCGAGATCTTCTTGATGTCGGCAAGTACGCGATAGGTGATATCCACGACAAGTTCTTCCTGCTCCAAAGCCGGTATGAACCGCCTGTTGACGTTGACCGCCAAAACCTGGGATCTCGGCTCACCATCCCCAAGAGCCGCTCGTACCTCATCGTCGATTCTCGCCGCCAACACAGGACCCACGGATTCGAAGACAAAGTCGTAGATATTGGACCCGGTAGAGGGTCGCATTACCCGAGAACCGCGCCTGGTCAGCATGGTCCGCATGATGTTGTGGGCGATGACGTCGTCGTCTTCGGCCCTTGCTGGCAGAGAAAACGCGGACTTACCGAACGGAAAAGCGATGCCTAGGATGGTCATGTAGCGCCACGTATTGCCTATTGAAGAGGCGGGCCCATCCTAACCCATCGAGGCCGCCACGTTGAGTCTCCTACTGAAGCACGCAAGTATTCGTAATTGGAAGCGGTCCTCCCATTGGAACCGTGGTCGTGTCCAACCCCGTAATGAGCACGAAGACAGCCGATCTGGTTGCCACATCCATGGCCGCGGCAAACTCGGCGGCCTTCTGCTGAGCCGTCACCCCTGGGTCGTACCTGAGAGCCGCCGGCAGGATGCTTGAAAACATGACACCAGGCGTCACCAGGGTCACCACAGAGGTCGCCTCGGTGGCGAAGATCGTGGTCCCTCCCACATTGGGGCACGGCGGAACCGGTGGTGGGATCACTCCTACGTCGAAAGCGGTTCCGGTCCAATACGCCACGAAAGCTGCCTCCATCTGCTGTGCCCAAATGGTAGCCGTGCGCGAAGCAAAGAAGTTGAGAGGCGCCGAGAACTTCGACGGCATCAGATTGTTCGGCGACTCTCCGCTGACATCTTCAGCGTCGGACGCGTACGCATGATAGGCGTTAGTCCAGAACCGCTCGGCCTGACTTCCGTTGTAGATCAACCCCGGCCTGGTAAAGAACCGCACCAAACTCGCCTGAAGCTTCGAGCGTTGGAGCGTCATTTCGCAACCTTCACCGTCCTCGACAACGCTTGTTGAAGTCGTATTTTGATGGCTTGGAACTGAAGGGCGTTGATTGGCGTCGAACTTGGTCCTGTTGAGGTGCCAACCGTCATTGTGATGATCGCGTCTAGCATCTCTTCCAGAAGTCCCTTGAGTGTGTCTCCGAGAACACCTGGTTCGTTGCTTCCAGCTCCGACCACCACGGTTTTGCCCTCGGTGTTCGTGTGGAAAATATGACCGTCCTTGTCGATGACGGTTTCTGCGCCATTGCTGTGCCTGAGTTGTACCTGTGCCGAGTCAGATCGATCATCGAACACGAGTCGATGCCCGCCGGGTGTCAGGATCCACTGAAGCCCGACGTCGGCAAGATCATCCGGCATGTCACCTTCGGCGAACCATCCGCCGATCCATAGCGGTACGTCGATGCGACCGAACTCAAACTGGACGTAGCAGAACGTGTTCTCAGGCGGCGTAAACCGGATGCCGTGGTCCTTGCCTGCCAATGGAAATATGGGGAAGGCAACACGTGGCGGCGTCTCGTCCGTATCTCCTACCGCTGGGCATCGGATCTTGATGCGCCCCATGTTCTTGTCGTCGGTGTTGCTGATTACCTGCGCTCTGTACACCCCGTAATAGAGGTTGAGAAACTCAAGTCCATGGATGAGCAACCGATCTATGAACCGGTTGTACCCATGAGAGCTGGCATACGGAGATCCAACCGGAGCGCGTCGAGAACGAATCATGCGTCCTCTGATGGCAACGCATCGACGTCGGAACCGCCGCCGATCGCGTCATCGGTGGTTGCCTCTGGCGGATCCTGTTGATTGATTTGCGGAGGTCGAACCTGAAAGAAACTGGCAATGAGATCTGACTGCGTCGCGTTGTTCATACAGGTCATGGTCATAGACCACTCACCAGCCATCGCTCGATGCGTCATGCCGTGGACCTCGAAGGTGCCATCGAGTCGACCGGTACCGCGAATAGCAATCAGTTCACCGGGAATCTGTTCAGGAACACCGATGGCTGTGATGGTTGCATTCATAGCACCACGAACAGCGCCTTCGTCCCTGTGCGCTTGAACGACCTGCAACGTGGTGCGACTCGGATCGCGTGCCGACACAGGAAGGTACTCACCGGCGTCCAACTGCGACCGAGCGTCGGCGAATATCTGAGACAAATGATCGCCAATGACAGATGATCCGGTAGCTGTTGCGATCGCGAGACCGAGACCAGGCACAATGCTCGTCTCCTGATTGACTACGTGTCGCTCGATCTCTTTGTTCGTGGGATTGATGTCTCCAGTGCGAACAGACTCCGCAGATCTCGGCATCCAAATACCGAGCGCATCCGACTCGTAATCGAGAATCGGAAAAACGTTGATCATGTCGATCTGACGCCGCATCACATAGGTGCGCACCGGTCTTTCTTGATTCTTCTCTCCTCTGCTCAAGACAAAGAGTCTGCTGCGTCCAAGTTCGTGTGGATCTGGACCCATGTAGCAGTCGACGTTGGATTGACGGCAAAGTTGATTGATGAACCCCCAATCAGAAAAACCGCCCTGGCTAACGCTCTCACGCTGACGATCCAACTCTTCGGAGCCATCTGGGTACTGGACTGACCATCTATGCCGATCTGCAATGTCAGCGATCACGTCACGGTATGAAGTGTTTTCGTAGACCTTGTTCGATGAGCTACGCAGGCTCGCAAACGCTCCACCCTCCCCGTTGAGTGTGGCAAGAAGCCCATCGTCAGGGGCAATACGAATGGCTGGTTTGATAGCCATGGCACTGAACCACGGAGTGAACCGACCTGACTTTGGGTAACCGAGTTGCGCCTCGATGACGTTGCCGATCTTGAACAACGAACTGTCCAGCATACGAAGACCGAGGTCATACGGCGCCGCTATGGTGACGGTTAGCTTCCCGTTGAGCCCAAGATTCAGATCGATTTCGAGACTCTCGACGACTGGAAGATCGATGCCGGTGAGTTCTCCAGCACTCGCCATGGCCGCCCCGCCAAGTCCGCTGCCGGGAGAACCCGTCGCTCCCTCAGTCGCAGACGTCCACAACAGATACGAAGGACCGTCGGTGTCGCGCACGCGCACGAGCATCTGAAAGCCAGTCGGATCGAGAGCCTGTGTCATTCACCGGCCCTCCAACCCTCGCGACGGCCGACGAAGGATCTGCGAAAACACACGCCTGGCCGACGGGACCGTGATCACCTGCCCCTCGTAAAGGCCGTTGGGGATCAAATCAATCCCGTTCGCAAGGGTGATAATCCACCACAGATCGGAGGAACCATAAAAGTCGTTGGCGAGTCGGTCAGCGCGGTCATTTCGATCGACGATGTACCGCCGGTCGTCCGGAGCTGGATCGATCTTCGGATACTCAGGCATCTCCCAATACTCGATGTTATCCAGCGTGCTCAGGCGCGCGAACTTCATCCGCGAGGTATCTCGGATCCGTACCGTCATCGCGTCTCATGATCCGGGCCGGGCCCGGCGACACGAGGCGAAGCGCCGCGTGGTGTGGGATTTCTGTCGCCGCCCATGACACTTCGAAGCTGACGCATTGCTTCGGATCCAAATGCTTTGATCATCATGTCGCGCTCGGCCTCGCGTTCCGTTTGCTGAGCCTCGCGCTGGGCCTGACGGCGTTCTCTGTCACGCTGGGCCGGAGGTGTCTCCCCGGTCGTTGCGGCCCTTCCATCAACGCGTGGCCTGCCATCAGAGGTCACGGTCGGCCGCTCGTCCGCTGCCTCGCCACCACCAGGACCCACACCGATGCCGGCTAGGGTTCGCTCTATCTCACTGCTCGTAAATCCACGCCCAGCACTAACCGCCTGTTCGATGTCAGACACGGCAGCACTGAACTGCTCTTCGCCGATTCGTCCCTCTTGCGCAGCCTGTGCGATCCCTTCCAAAAGTGGACGCGCAGATTGGTAGGCTTCTTGGACTCGTTCCTGGCGAGCACGACCTGCCAACCTTCCGCTTTCGACGTCGGAGACAAACTGCCGAAGCCTGCTGGTTGCGCGGTCGAAGAACGCTTCTGTCGAAACAGCGAACTCCCTGATGCCACTCACTGTGGATTCAAGCGACACCGCCTGGTTGTGCTGATATGCACTGGCCTGGCTTTCCATGGTGTTGTACGCGTTGGCTGTAGCAGTGGCCTGCTGAGCGATCTCGCGCGTCATCCTAGCTGTTTCGATCCGATACGCCTCGCCTCTTGCGCGAGACTTACGCTCCATCTCGTCAAGTTGTTCGTCGAGTTCTGTGATCGGCTCCTGGATCCGAGTCCTCATCTCGTTGAGGTTTCGATCGATGGGACCCAGATCGACACCAATGCGCGAGAGAACACCTCGTAGCGGCTGGAGGTTTTGGATGAAGTCGAGGATGAGCAAAGGTAGGTTTCTGAAACCCCTCTCGATGCGCATCATCCCGCCTTCCATGCCTTCGAACAGGTTGGTGAAATGAAAGTCCGCGAACGCGATGGCCATTCCAACGCTGTTGCGAATGGTTGTTCCAATCAACTCCCACCCAGCCGACAAAGTGTTACGCCAACCGATCCACCGAATGACCAACATTCCGATGGCAGTTTCAATGGTGTTGAAAGCTGTCACGGCAGTGGTCGCGATGTGCCCGAATGTTCGCACCGCCACCGTAAGAGCGGTGCTCATCGTGTTCACCCACGTATGGGCCAAACGAACTATCACGGGCCTGATCACGTTGGACCACATCCACTTGGCGGCGACACCGATCTTCTGCCAGACCCACTTAGCCGCTGGCCATATGTGCTTCACGAAGACCTCGACGACCTCTTTTTTCAGATCCTTGAGCATCGGCGAAACGGTTTCTTCCCAGAACGCGAGCGCCATGCTGGCAAGATCCTGCCAAAGAAGGATCGCCTCATCGATGATGGGGTTGATCTCGGTGTCCCAGTAGTCAACGAAGTCGTTGAAGGTCGGCTGAACAACGTCTTCCCAGAAGCCTCCGATGAGATCAGCTCCGAAGATGTTCGTGAAGAGAGTTCGGACGCGACCTGGTAGGCCCATGAGAGCCAAGTTGAATACCGAGAAGAATCCCTCGAACAGCACGTCACCCCAATCGCCGTCCTCGATGGCGCGTTGGAGATTGCCGAGGTTTGTTGAATCCCAGAGAAAACCAAAGATGCTGTTGAAAATGCCGCCGCCGGTCTCTCCAAACATACCCTCGGTGATCCCGCTCATCATCGTGCCGAGGTTGGTGAAGATGGACCGAATCGCTCCGGCAACAGAACGCAAGATCTCGCGACCGCGTCCGCCCTCGCCAAAGGATGCGAAGATGGTCACGAGCCCGTCCTTGATGCTCTCACCAACGGCTTGCCAATCGACCGAGTCGACCCAGTCCCCGACCTTGCCGGCGAGGTCTTCGAGGTAGACGCCTGCGTTCTCGATCAACGGAAGCAAATCATCCCAGTAGTAAATGGCTGCTGCGATACCGCCGACGAGCAACGTCCACGGGTTGAGAAGGAATCCAATGGCGCCGCCGAGACCCGGCATCATGGCGGCCATCTGAGTCATCGCGAGGATGAGTGGACCAGCCTCAGTGGCGCCTTCGAACAAACCGGCGCCAAACATACCGATGAGTGGCAAATTCTTCTCGATGGCTTCCGGAAGTTGAATCCCAAGACTCGGCAAAAGCCGCGTCTTTATCGACTCCACCAAACCAATGATGCCGTGCCTCCTGAAGTCGAGGAACGCCTGGGTGAGTCCACCAACTGGTCCATCTTCGGCCCGCAGTCCTTCGATGGTGTTTTCGAGCGTTTGGAACGCCCTTCGCTGCCTACCAAGCACCTCGCTATTACTCAGCGTCGTCATCCGGTTGAGATGAGTCTCAAAGCTGTCCCGCATCCGCTCCATGTTCTCACCGAACGTGCGCCCGCTGGCCGCCGCCGATCGTCCCATCCGGTTGAAGGCCCCGGTGATGTTCTCAACGGGCGCCTGAGCGCGCTGTAGAGCCGCTGCGGCGTCGTCTCCGCCGGTGACGAGGAACCGGAAGGACGTCGGCAACTCCTCCAAGGACGCCATCAAACGCATCGCGCGAGGATCGGACGCGTCGAGTTGACTCATGAGTTGCTGCATGTTGGCAGCGAACGTGATCGGATCGCTCATCACACTCTGAAGGGCGCCGTCGATGTCGCCGCTGGCAATACCAATCTCTTGAGCGAGGTGAGGGAAATCGCTGGCAACGCCCGAGACAAGATCGCGGATCTGCCGTCTCTGTCCGCCGAGTGCTGTAAAAGTAGCGATCGCGTCCTGCATGGCTGCGTTGGCGTCGCCACCGAGTCTGTCGACGCTCGCTTTGGCGAGTCTAGCGATGGATTCCGTAACCTCGTCGATGCCGGGTGCAGCTCCAGGTGGGAATGCACTGATGATCCCATCGGCCGCTTCGGTGATATTCGGCAAGGCTCGCGCGAATTCGCTCCCCGCACCGATACCCTCGCCAAGAGCAGTCAAGGTGTCGAGGACTCGTTGTGCGCCGTCCGTCCCGAGGTCGTACCCGTGCGCCAACGAAGTGAGTGTAGAGCCAAGCTGTTCGGCCGAAAGAATGCCAGCTTGCATCGAACCGGCGACACCTCGCACTGTCAGTCCGTAGTCTGATAACTCGTCGCCCGATTGAACGATGCGGCGGATCCCTTGGACCATCTCGCCCGCATCGACGCCAAGGTCGTATGCCACGCCTCCGATGGCGCCGCGATACCGGTTCATCTGCGCCGTCATGTCGCCCATGCCAGCCGTTGCAGCACGAAACGACGCCGCGTACTGAGCACCAAAGGACTCAGCAGCCGTGTCCTGTGCCGAGGGTCCTAGCGCCCCTGCGCGCTCGGCAATACCTTCAAGCGCTCCGCGGATGTTCGTGAGTTGATGGAGGTTCAGAGCGCCAATAGCATTGCCGAACCGCTGAAGCATGTTCGATGACTTGCCGACTTGCTTGACGTTCTCCTTCAGATCGTCCATCCCGCCGGCCAGACGTTCGGTCATGACCACGGCGCCATCGTCCTTGGCTCCGAACAGGAACCCGAACGAGAACAGCCGTTTGATGCTTCCAGCCACGGATCTTTTCTACCGTCATCGACCCCTGTGAGTCTTGTTTTTGTTGTGCAAGATTCGCAATTGGTCGAGGTGGGCCTTTTCCTCGCACATGCGCCTGCGCCGACCCGACGGCATCGCCATGATGCTTTCGTAGGGTTGGTGCAGAGCCTCCATCAGGTAGAAGATTTCCGCTTCGAGCGCCTGGAGGATGCCGAAGGGAAAAAAAAGGTCTTCTGTCCCACGTCGAGAACGCCGTTGAATTCGGTCTTGCAGTGCTTGCACTCGAACTCCAGGTCGATGTCGATCCCGGGTTCGTGTTCCAGGAACGCCTCGCGGAAGTCCTCACGGTCGCCGCTGGACAGCGACTTCACTGCCTGAACAACGGCCTTTGCTCGCGACGACAGCTTCAGCTTCGTCTTCTTCTCGTTGAAGAAGTCGGCCATCCCCAACCGGACGTCATGATCTCCCCACTGGGCAAGACGAACGACGATCATGTAAGTCAGGATCTCGTGGTCGATCTCGGTGATGTTGCTCAGAGCTGTGAGCAACTCGTCCTGTGGGCCGAGCATGACGCGCCACGTCACTTGGATGTTGGAGTCGCGCAGCAGTAGATCGTGAATCCGCGCCGTGGGATCGGGAGACTCGAAGGTCTCCAGTTCTCCAAGGTTCACGGTGTACTGCTGCTCTTTGCCGCACGTCCGATGACGCGGACAGCAAACGATCATGTCGTAGTGGTCCTTCGTCCTGCGCCAATGCGTGGTCCGACGAATGCTGATCAGTAGATGAGTGCGACTGCCTGACGGCAGGTTTCGCACCACCTCACGAAGCTTGGATGGTTCGGTGATCGACTTGCCTTCCTCTGTCGAGATGGACAGCAAGCAATTCGCCATCAGCATCTCCATGCGCTCGATCAGAGATGTTGCGTCGTTGCCTAGGAGATCCTCTTCGTGACCTCCAATCGATCTGACGTGAACCCGATTGTACAACTCGGTCTTTTCACCGTCGGTTGCGACGTATCCACCGACAATCTGAAACACACCCTCTTCGGGCGCTGCGTCGGTCGCGCTTTCGTAATCGCCACCGCCTTCAACGCCATCCAACTCCAAGATCCCCGCTTGACCCTGGCCTTCCTTGGCGTCGTCGATAGCCGCCTTCAGTCGCATCTTCTGAAGCTGCGGTGAGGGAGTGCCCTCTGACCTGACGTTCTCGTTCTCCATCTACTCCTCCTAAAACCTTCTGCTGCTACTAGCGGACGGGCATCCTACCCGTTGAGTGTCGTCAGAGCCATTACCCTGGACCACTCTTGCTGCTTCTTCTTCTTCCGCTTCACCGGGGCGACACGACGCAATGGAGTTCCTATCGGAACCGGCGCCGTAGCGATGTTACCCGTACCCATGACCCCGCCCGTGCCCGCGTGGGTTGCGCCCTGCTTCACGGGACCAAGCACCGCACCAGAGGTCGTCATTTCAGTTTTGGCGGTCTCCATGCATACCTTGCAGTCGATGTTCACGCCGGGTTCTGAGCCGCACTTCTTGCATCCACCGTTACCGCCGACATTGATGAGCGCCATCATCTTTGCGTAGCGACCACCAACCTGTGCAGACGTCTGCACCGCTTCGGTAGCATCCTTGCCGATGGCATCGTCGTCAGATCCGGAACCGCCGTGCGTTTGGGTTTTTGGCTCCTGCGGCGTATTGGCGTCGGTCTTTTTCCCCTTTGTGGCCTTTTTCTTCTTCTGGCGACGGTATCCAACGATCCCTTCTTCGCCGCCATCGCCGTCCATGCTGCCGCTCATCTGAAGAAAGAAGGCACTCAGGGGCAGGAATATCTTCCCTGGTCCCATCTTAGAGGTCTTGCCCTCGGCCCCCACGGGCCCGCCAACGGTCTTGGTTCCACCTGGATACGGCACGACACAGAGCCTACCTCAGAAGGTGATGGTCGGTCACGCTGCGGGTGGGAAGTCAGTCAACCCGTCGATGACGTGTAGTTGAGCAAAGCGCACAACAGGCTTTCGCACAGGAGGGTCTCCTGGATAGACCACCCATGCGTCATATCGGTACTCACCGGTCTTCAGGGATTCCGTCTCGTTACTAGTGAGGGTGATAATCGCTTTACCATTGGCTCCGTCCGTGATCTGAATGCCGTCATCTACGCTGGTTTTGGCGATCAACACATCCTCGTTTGGACCGCGACGAACGGTCATGTAGATCGTGGCTCCACCGATATTCGCAGCTCGTCCGGTCTTCTGCTTGACCTCGATCTGGATGTCCTTGGTCTCTCCTCGAACAACCTCGATCTTGTTGAGTCTAGTGGGTGGATGCGGCATCTGAACTCCTCAATGGGATGTCCCGTCAGTATCTCCTATCACATCATCGCCCAAGTCGACGGTGGCCGTCTCATCTTCCGCATCCACTACCCCTGTGTCGCTATCGGAGACAGCCGCTGTCGTCATGTCGCTCACATCGGCCCCTCCAACAACGTCGTCCTGTGATCTCGTGATCGCGCTTAGGTCCATGGATGTGACCACGGCGTCCCAGTCCCAAGCTGCACCGTTGATCTGGATGATGTAGTGCCCAGTATCGGTGATGGTCGCTTCGAAGCTGAGTTTCGGGAAATCTCGGATCATGGCCGAGAAGTCCTGGGCCGTGAGCACCGCCCACTCACTGTCATCAACCGTCGTATGCGCTAGGTCAGGAAACAGCGGAACGACATCTGAGAAGATGATGTAGCCACGCGTCGCGATACCGAACTTGCCGTCGAGAAGTCCGCGAGTAGCGATATGCAACGGATGTAGCACTTAGTCTCCGCGCTGAACGATGACGTTCTCACCCACTTCGGCATGATTCAGAACGATATTGCCAACCTCTTGCTTTGTCTTCGAGACGCTCAGTGGTGATTCTGGATCGAGTCCGAGGAGTTGCCAAATCTCAGCAATCTTCGTCAGCGTTTCTGGATCAATCACGCCTCCGCTGCCGGTACTCGCGGTGACGCCAAGTTGACCTAGGACGACAACCTGATCTCCGCTGCTAGGCGCAAACGGAAGCACTGGATCGAGCGTGAAGGCTCCGTCGGTGGTCGAGTATCCAGAGATCCTCCTCGCCACAGTTCCACTCGCGCTCCTGACGACGAGGACAAGTCCTGTGTAAAAGTCGTTGGCCTGTGTTGCGTTGGTCAACACCAAAGAAGTTGTGCTTCCTGGCGCTGCGGTTAGCACCGCTGCGATCAGTGAATTCTGAAGAACAAGGATCTCACCAGCAACTGTGTCGATGTCTTCTTGGGTCACAAACGCCGTGGTGAGCGCCGTGAGTTGGATCAGCGGCTCTTCGTTTTCGATCTCAACGACCGCGATGTACTTCCCCACCCCATGAGTCGTGAGAAACGCCGATGGGAAATCGAAGTAGTAGACTCCCGGTTTGATCGAACTTTCGCTCACGGCGAGAAGCGTCGATGCGTCGTCATCAGGGTTTATCAGTGTGACGGTAAATGCACCTGCAAGTAGTCCAGACTGAAGTAGGTCGTTGACGACTACGCTAAACCAAGATCGAGAGGTCTCGCTGGTTCGTGAGAAGTGGATCGTCATTTACTTCACCGCGACGTTTGCGACTACCGTGTTGCTCAACACGATCACCTTAGCGCCCAGGGTCGGTGTGAATCCCAGCGAAATAGAGAACCTGAAACTTCCGTCAGTGAGGTCGTACCGACTCACTCTTCGTGGCACGAAGAGTCCTCGAACCGTGTCCTCCACAAGAACGTTGGCGCCAACCCAGTAGTCATCTGGTTCTGTGCGCGGCGTGGAGACTCGGAATGGAGTTGACCCGTTGTTGACCTCGGTCTCCAGCAAGATGGCCGAGTTCTTCAGGGATGGAAGATCCACGGCTTCGGCAACAACTTCAGCGTTGACCAACCCTGAAGAATCCACCGTTGCTCCGGCCGAGTTGTCGGTGAGTTGACCCACACCGCGAACGATCAGAGACCCGTTGGTCACGGTATTTTCCAAGACAATGCGGGCGGAGCTGACGTTCAACGAGAAGTCCTCTGCGCCCGTTTTGTTCCGTAGCGTGAGGCCGCCGAAGTAATCGGTGACCAGTAACTCACTTCCCGAGCCTGCACAGTCGATGACGGGAGTAGTAAATCCTCCGAAGCCATCCTTGCAATTGGCAGCGTGTAACGATCCTAAGCCACTCAATTCAATCAGGCCGTTTAAAAGCGAGTCGGTGATGTGGCCATGGACGTTGGATAGATCCCCGACGTAGCAATCTCGGATGTGCGCCTGTCCGCTAAGCGTGCCTTCCAACATCAGGTTTTGGAAGCCGCATTCTTCGGTGTCTGCCGAGACATCCACGGTCAAAGTGATGTTGTGGTTGACGCCGAGAAAAACATAATCCGAAACGTCGATGCCGGTGAGTGTCAGATCGGACAGTAGGTAAAATGTCGACAGTCCGCGACTGACAGCAATAGCCAGGGCGTCGGCCATGTTGTTGACTGGGTACGGCTTCGTTCCAACTGGGTACGAGGTTCCAGTGTTGCTCGATCCCACATCGACTGAAACGACATCGCCGAAACTCGAATGCTGCACCTCTGGAGCATCGAGGAACACGGCATCAGTCAGGTTCGACACCCGCTGTTCCACCAGCACGGTGAAGGTCCCATTGGTAGGAACGATCACGCTCTCACCCGCGGGATCGGAGAACATATTCCCCACGAGTGTCAGACGGTGGTCGTATTCAGCCGGACGGAACTTCCAAGGGAACAGCATGAAGAACGTAGAGCCCAGGTTGGCACTGCCAGAGATTGGATCACCTCCGACGACTCTGAAAGCTTGGGGGTAACCCATACGCGACACATCGGCGAGAAGGTAGTCCTTCCACTCCGAATAAATCTCAAGCCAACTGATCTCGACATTGGGAAGCCCCGTGTCGATCTCGATGATCCTGAGATTGATCGGATCGAATGTGACGACGTCAGGCATTTACATCCGGATCGGATTGGCTCGCTTGCACTCGCCACAGAAGAGCCAGTGGCTATGCCCATCGTAGGCAATCTTCTGGCGTGGCGTCTGACAGGAGGGACACGTCTCATACTTCCCCGTGTCTGTCATCGTGGGAGGGATCTTCTGAATGATGGCACGCTCCTTCTCCCAGACAGCACTGCACACATGCTCGATCTCGTGCTCTTGGATCTTCACGGCCGACACGCTGAGATCGTTGAGAATGCTCTCAGCTTCCCGTTTTGCTTTTTCCGGATCCTCGGTCTTGAAATGGGTAGTCCAGGCGTTCCCCACACGGATCTCCACCACATAGGCTGAGGAATATCGGCGCCACAGACGCTTCTTGTTGACGAATGGATCAGCGCTGGGTCGTGGTTCGGTCATGGGTTGTTGAAGTTGAGGTCGACAACTTGGTTGAGTGGGAAGTCCTGAGACCCAGCAAACGACACGTTGTTCCTTCGGACCGGAACGTATCCCGGACGGATCGCGACGACATCATAGCCAGTGGACGCCTGAAGAGCCGCAGCAAAGGACGTGCCCCCAGCACTCTCGGTCCCATCAGCTTCGGTGCTGGTGCCCGTGAGATAGACACGTACCTCGGTCCCTGCGGTGATCCCGGTGAAGGTGATGGTGATCGCGGCCTGAACAATCGTAGTGGCGCTCGCGCCGTTGCGGACGCTAGGGACGTCTCCACCATCAGTCACATTGATCGTGCGGGCCGCCTCGGCATTGTTGTACACCGCGGCGTCGTTTGATCCAGAACTGGGAGTGCCATTCGATCCGGGCGTACCGCTGTAGCTACTGAAGAGGTTACCCATCGAGGTTTGGGTCGATGGACCTCCTGTGAGGATCGTGACGCCATGACCATCGGAGAAGAGGAAGTCGCAAAACTTCACATCTGAGATGTCGTCGGTCTGAACGAAGCCGACGCCGTCTCCACTCGTGGCCTGCAAAATGCGGTTGCGGATGAAGATCCCGTTGGACACCAAGGCAATGAGTGAGTCGTTGAGCTGACAACTGATCACTTCGGCTACCGCGGAGTTCGCCGTGAGCCTCTTCATCCCGTTGATATTCACACCGAAGAGACCAGAAATGTCGTTGTTACCGATTCCGACGAGATCGATGTCGAAGAGCGGACCGCCGGAGAGGATCGCGCCACCCTGCGATCCTGTGGCGTCATCTCCCGTACCTGCCTTCACCCCCAGTGCGAATTCTGTAGTTCCACCGGCATTGCCGTAGACCTGGAGTCTGTAGAAAGCTCGACCGTCCCCGATGTCATCGGCGACGAGTTGATCCTCGAAACCCACCGCTTCATTCACGTCTTCGAATAGATGCGTCGTCGTGTTGTCGGCTCCGAAACGAATACCTGTGTTGAGAGCGATCGTACCGTTGGCCAAACGCTTGATCGTGCCCCATGCCTTCGTGGGATCGGCAACGTCCCCGGCATCGACGATGTCCTGCCACGTCCAAGGGACAACCCCGGTATTAGTCGCCTCCACAGTGATGCCGGGTTGGCTGTCTGGCTGCCTCCAAACGGCCTGTAGCCAAGTGTTGTCCACCATCCGCGGCATCGTACCGCCAGTGATCGTGGATACACCCACGTAGCGGATTGCCGTCGTCGCAGGTGGTGTGCCGCCGGTGCTATCAGAGATGGCCTTGGCCGCTTCAATGTCGACGACCAACATGACCCAACCGCCACTGACGGCAGCCGGATAGATATCACTTCCGCCTACGAAAACTTCGAACCAGTTTGTAACCGTTTCACCGGCAAAGCGTACGGCCAACCCACCATTGGCAAAGGTATCTAGCAGACCGGCTACACCACAGTTGACCCATAGATAGAAGACATTGTTACTCCAGTCCTGGGCGGAGCCATGATCGTAGAGAAGCCCAGCACGAGTCGACGTAGTGTAGTATCCATAAGAACGAATCCCACGGATGAAGATCTCGGCGTCTGGTGTTCCACCAGCGGCGCCAGCTAGATCATCAGGCTGGGGTACCGTGTCGCCGGTTTGGAACCCGGACAACAATGTCCGTGCATCGAGGATGGCCACACTAGACCGCCTTCATCCGACGGTCCCAGGCCGCGATGGCATAAGCAGCGAACGAGTACAACTCATCTTGGGTGTCGACTGGGATGTACACCAGGAAATCTGGAACGCGACCGCCAAACTCCTCCGGATTCATGTGGGTCGAGTCGGAGCCGAAGTAGTACGTGGCGGAGACTGGATGTTCGAAGTCCACCAACGAGATCACTCCTCGGACGTAGCGGCCTTCCTGTGGCGCGAAGACGACGAGAGGATCCTCGGGGAGGTCGGACGCGGAACCGATCGCGATCGCCTCGGACAGGACGAATCCGGTTCCCCGCCCGCCCCGGCAGTACAGCGCATCAGGAGCGAACGAAGAAAGGATGTACTCCCACTGGCGTGCGCGGGAGTCCACTTCCGTGTGCTGGTACGCTACCGCCAGCATTACGGATTGAAGAAATTCCGCTCGATCTGTGCCGTAACCGGGATCACGAGGGCTGTCGAGGAAATGGTTTGAACCGTGCTCTGGGCGTGCTGTGCCACGCCCTGGCCAATGGCGCGGGCCACGACGTCGGCATCCGTGCCAGGCGTACGACCGCCTTGGGAGTTGTTCGAGTAGTCGAAACTGAACGCGAAGTCCGTCCCCGAGACCAAGCCTTGGACAGGCGAGGCCACCGAATCCTCCACGATGATGAAATCTGGCGTATCGATCGCGTGCTCGTCGATGTCGGCCGCGGCTGAGGAGGTCGTGTCGATCGTGGCACCGTCGTATCTGGTTACGTCCCATTGGCTGGTGCTAGTCAGTGCGGTGACCTGGTAGATGCCATTCATCGCTTCGTCGGCGCCCACCAAGCCGCTGATCCGAACGTAGGCACCTGCACCGGCATCAAGAGTGGCTGGGAGATTGGCACCGGCCGAATCGAAGGTTCCGTTGGCCCCGGTGTCCGCAGTGATGACCAGATCCGCGACCGAGGTCCGGATCGTGTGGTCGAAGAGTAGTGCGAACTCGGCCAAGCCGTCGGCCTCCAACGTGGAGTTGAAGTCGATCGTAACGGGAACGCTGACGGGGTGCTGCCGCACCAGTCCCAGATTGTCGTAGTAGACCGTGTTATTTCGTGACGACGCGTTCAGATCCGTGATGAAGACGCCCGAGCCACCACCATCGGGATTGCGTGGGAATGTATTACCACCGTCCACAGATCCGACCTGAAGCGTCGGACCGACGAACCGCATGAGGCCGTCCATGGTCACACCGATCGCGACGTCGCCATCTGCGTCGATGTCGGTGGTCTTCCGGAACTGGCGTTGACCCCACTCATAGACTTCGGCGTTGGTTCCGCCGTTGCCGTCGATGATGATGCCGAAATCATACGGACCACCGACAAGATCACCGGCACCACCCTGCGACTGAGGGGTAGCGAAGTACGTGATCGACATTCCTGTGTAGGGCGTATCGGCATCGATCGATGCATCCGATGCCGTGATGTCCAGGTCCTCCGCGTTCGCCAAGCCGAACGTGAAGAGACGGTTCGACAAACTGGTTTCACCGGCGGCGGCCAGGTTGGCCTGGGAGAACGTTCTCGGACTGCTCAGGCCGGCTGTGCTGCGGACTCTGAGCCGCAGGGTAACCTCGTTGCGGTTGTCGACAGCGAAGCGAACTGTTGTGTCCGCTGCGTTGTTGGTCAGGGGTGTCCCGAAGACGACGAGATCGCCATCGACGGCGTCATCCACCGAAACGATCACATAGGTGCCATCGTTGGCGGGATCCTCCGCATCGAGGATTTCGATCTGCCCGCCAACAACATACCCGTCGTCGCGCCAGTTGCCGCCGTCGTTTCTGGTGATGGTGTCGTTGGTCGCGATTGCGAAACCAGTGACGCCATCGGCTGGTGTGGCCAAGCCGTCATAGGACTGGATGGCCTCGTTGACGGGTCCGGTGAACTCGAACGGCACGGTGTCATCAACCGTGGTGTCTGAGCCGAACTGGTAATAGGCGCGGTCGCCTGTTCCCGGTGTTGGATCGGCGAAGCTGCCAAGGGTTCGGATCCCCGAATACTGCGCAGCGATGTCGCCATCGGCGCCTACCTCCGACCAACCCATGTTCCGCCAGAGTTTGCGCGTGCGAATACTGAAGGTGCCATTGTCTCTTGGCGCCCATCCGGAGTTGTTGCCAGAGGGATCCTGGCCGATGAGGTACTTACCTGCGTCAGCGTCAATGGTCAGCATCGGGAACGGCGCGTTCGCTATTAGGAAGTCATCGTCCTTCCAGGAGATCACAGTGAACGAGTAGAACGGCTGTCCGAGGACGCCATCGAGATCCATGCCCCACTGTTCGAGGAGATAGATTTCGAGCGCCGCGACGTCGTAGAAGACGGTCTTTCCTTCAGAGACCGTCGTGGCTGCTTCGGACGCTGCGTCAACGGGCGCGTCAGTTGAAGGATCCAGCTTCGTACAGACGTACTCTTCATTCAGCGTGGTGACCTCGGTCACTTCGAACGTCCCATTGTTCTCTGGATCGGAGTGGTCCTCGACATCGAATCGCGACCCAACCGACAGCGACGGGAGGTTGCCGCCAGCACTGATCACCGTGGATCGCCCGGATGTACCGCTGAACACCATGTCGGCCACGGCGTCTCGGATTGAGCTGAGAACGGTTGCGGCTTCTGAGGCAGCGGCGATGGGATTCGAACCACTGACCTTCTCGACGTCGATCGAGTTGGTGGCCGGCGTGGCATCAGCGACTCGATACAGACCGTTGTTGACGGTCTGGGAGTGATCTCGGATCTCGAAGTATTCGTTGTCGATGAGGAGCGGCAGTTCGGCCCCTGTACTCGTGATCGTGACCGCGTTGCCAGCCGGGGCCCCGAACACGAGATCAGAAACCGCAGTCAGCCCGCCCTGTGACAGGCTGTTTGGATCGGTGATTGTGCCAAGTGCCATTGTGATCTCCGCCAGGTCAGGGCTTTTACGTTACCAATCTACCCATCGTTACGACAACTCTTGGGACACCTCAGAATCACGCGGCGTTCGCAATACCGATTCCAGCGGAGATGGCCCGTCCAGTGAGTGGCGACAGTGTCGAGATCGTCAACTCGATGATGTGCTCTGGCTGCACTTCCAACTCTTGAATGGACACGTCAGAAGACTTGGCATCGAAGTCGGTCCCGGCCTTGTAGCGAGTCGGGAGACAGTCGTAGCAGACCCACGCACGACCAGGAACGCGCTCAATCGGTGACGTGACGCCCAACTCGGGACCGATGCCAGAAGATCCGCCGTTGACGCCCAACGCAGAACGGAGCGGGCGAAATGTGAGGTAGTGGACGATCACCAGGTTTCGCCTCACCGGCTGCTTTCCGCGAATAGTGTTCGTGATCCAATTGTAGAAGTCTGAGTCGAAAAACTGAGTTCCTCGCGCCATGGTGATGGGAGACACAGAAGCTGCCTTGAACACCTGACGCGGGTACTCCCAGTTCCCAGGCTTGACCTGACGCAACTCCGCATTGATCTCTGGCGCAGACGTTGAAGAGAAACCCAGGACCGGATCGAAGATCGAAAAGAGGACGTTGCCTGCGATACCCGAAGCGTCAAAGACCCAGAACGGATAACTCTGCATCCTGTCCAGGAGTCTCAAACGGGCCATCGGACCCTCCCGGGATCAGGCAGTGGGGATGGAGACGGTGAAGCGCTCGTAGGCGATGTCGATCTCGGCGAGCGACACGTCCGAACTTGTGGCGTCCATGTCGGCCGCGACCTTGACGCGGATCGGCATGCCGTTGAAAAGCTGGTAGAGCTTCGAGTTGGCCGGCTGGAAGTCCTCGGAGGCGTTGAACGGGAAGCTGCGTCCCTCGCGGATGGCGTGGAAGTAGTTCAGGTCCGCCCGGTACTCCGCGCCCTCGATGGCCGCGAGGATCCAATCGATGAAGGCCGTGTCGGCTCTGGCGGCACCGCGACTGAGTGTGACGTCGTTCGTCGTCGGGATGCCGGCGTACTTCTCTGTGTACGTCTTCACGCCCTCGCGGTACTCCGCGATCTCCATGGTGAACTCGGGAGTCGTCGCGGCTTGGAAGCCAGCCTCCGGCTGCTCGCCAATGACGCCGCCGCCGTCGAATCCCGCCCCCGGTTGAAGCGGATCGTCACGGAATCCGCCGGGGAGTCCGAGCGCGGGGTTACCGGCCGCGGTGATGTGGAAGCGGAAATTGTGAAGGGGGTCCGTTGCTGCTGGGCGTGCCATGGCGTTCTCCTAGTAGTCCGGCAGGAGCATCATACCCCGCCCGATCAGATCTCCCAAGGTACTGAACTGGCCCTCGCCCACTTCGTGAGGAGAAGGCAGTGTTGAAATGCGATCCATGAAGACCCGTAGACTCATCGTCTGTTCGACCATCTCGGTGGCGATGATGCTGTAGAGACTCGGCCACTTCTCGACCACGTTGAGCAGATAGACCGCTTGGTCGAGGTAGCGCCGACCGATGGTCGACCGCTGGGTCTCGTTTAGGCGCATTGAGCGCCCGAATGCCGCCGTCGGAGTCATCTCTTTGAGGTCGATGCCCTCCTGTGCCGCTCGCTCGGCGTAGGCGGGCCCATAGGCCGGTGTTCCAACCGTACGAACCCACATGCGCCAGTTATCCTCGCTCATGGCTTCATGGCCCACCACAAGGACAGGAAGGATGCCGTGTGCTTCGCGACCCGGGTAGCTACCGTGGCGCAGCTTCACGAGACGAACCAGAAGTCCGCCGTCTTCCATCGGCTCCGTCGCAGCAGAAATGGCCTTCCCCATGCCTAGATGGGTAATCGCGATGGCCTCTTCAATCTGGTCAGCGATGGACATGATTTTTTCTACCACACAGCCAATAGCCGGTCATCTTCAGGGCACTTCTTCTGTTGTATCAACAGCCGCATCATCGTCAAATCCAGCAATCGTCTGAAGAAGCGCTGGTCGATTGAATGCGGTCACATGAAGCACCTCATCCGCGTCGAGGTGTGCGACCTCGGTTCCGTCGGCTGCGAAGTGCCACGGACCAGGATCACTGTTCGTGACCGTTGTGGGCAAACGCATCCCAGAGTCACGAGGGAAGATACGCACTGGGCCGTTGATTGCGATCGATCCGCCCAACCCATCAGCCACGAAACCTGTCACATGCCAGTCGCACCAGTGACGCATGGCAGCTCGCGCCGTCACATTCCCCGCCACAGCGGCTTGCCACACGACTTTCCCAGGCTCGCAATAGTCGTTGCCTGCCGCGCCCGCGAGGAGGTCGAGTAACTCGCGACCTTCGGGTTCGCGCTGAACGACGATCCAAAAGCCTTTGGAGGTATCCTGTTGGACGGTGTTCATCCGCAGCACGTGGAAGACGCCACCCTCGGGACGCCGGCACTCGACCCATCCCGCATCGACGTTGTGAGACTCCCACCCCACGGGCAACGACGGGTGACCGGAGGCAACGACTTCGCCGTTCACCTCGTAGTCTGCGCTCGTTTCCCTGACGAGTAGATATGCGCTTCGAACGATACTCACAGCGGGTATGGCTCCGTGATGAGACCAAAGAAGGGTTGCGTGAGCGCAGCGATATTACCCACCTGCATGGTTGTATTGCCTGCCCAATCGCCGGCTGCGGTGATGTCTGTCACGCCGTCGCCAGTCGTGAACCCTGAGAGCGTCATTTCGGCTGCGCTGAAATCGACGGTGATCGTCAAATCCTGTCCCGCCGACCACGTCAGTCCAGAGGCACCGACGTTGCCTAAGGCACCTCCAAGCTGCACAACCGCGGTGGCCGTAAACCTCAGAAAGTGCAGGTTTTGCAAAGACAAAAAGCGCTGCGCGACGGCGTGTAAAGTATGCTCTGCGCTAGAGAATGAGGGCCGAATGTGGATGATGAAGCCCTCAGTCAGAATCGGGTTGCCCGTGACATCGACTTCGAGGTCATCATCGGATCGCGTTCCATTCGCGCCTGCTGTTTCAATGTGAGACGAAGCAAACGCACCCAACTCGTACTGCGCGCCCCAAAATGAACCGAATCGCGCAGTGGCGGCCGTGTTCGTCGCCCTAAGATCCGTTGTGTTTGCACCAGTGACGGTGTTCACAGCGAGACGCTGCCGAAACCAGTCATCGCTGATTGGATAGGCGATTCGCGACTGGGTGCCAGCCTTGTTGCGGCCTCGAAGCTCTGGCGGAGCAGTCCAGTCTCCAGATACACGGCGACCCCACTGCGAAACAGTGGTCCACACACTGTCGGCCGGCTGATCAGGGGGCTCGTAGACAATACGAGAGGCGCCATCCGCGATGAACTCTACTTGATCGGCAGCACTCGCGTCCCCGGCGGGCGACGTGAACTGGTCGGCCGTGACGATTGAGTTTGGTGTGGACCAAGCGGCCCCAGAACAAGCACTCGATAGCCGACAGAAGTTGGTGCGCGCTCCTTCAATGACGAACGCGCGCCGTCCATTGATGTTCTCGGGCTGTCGGAGTTGATTGATCGCGTAGCGTGTGAGGATCGTCCCGTTCCACCACGTCGCCACTGAGGCACGAGAAAAGGTGCCCGTAGCGAAGTTGATGAGCGAGGAAATACCGCCCTGCCCTACGCCATCAACGTAGACACGTCCTCCACCACGGACGCCGTCTACGTAGACCCGCCCGAAGCGCTGTCCTAGGTTTTGCAGGACGCCGTCTACGTAGACTGGCGGCGCCATTTACGCTGGCCTTGACACCGCCGGGCGAACGGTCACGCGCGCAACCATGGCCCCGGTGGCCCCGGTAGTGACGATTCGAATGAACTCGTCAGGAGCCAACCTGAAGAGATCGGTGATGAGCACCGTCCCGCCGGCTGTGGCTGAGTAGATCAGCACTTCGTCTCCGGCGCCGTTCACGATCGCAATATCGACCGTGGCTGCGTTGCCGAAGTCGCCTGCAATGCGCTGCACCTCGCTCAGCCAATGAGAACTCAGAAGCGAATCGAACCGTCCGCCGACGGTGTCGGTTGAGTAAACGCGAACACCGGTATCGGGATCGTCTACTGCAACAGTGGTTGGCGCAGCGCCATCGAACTGATTCGATGCGGTGATCCGCTGCTCGACAGTGATGGGCAGTGACGCCATGGGCGACTCCTAGATCAGGCTGCGACGATCGCCAGATCCTCGACCCGGCGCCACTCGCCGTCCGAGTATTGGACCATGGTGCCGGTCCCTACTCCGCCGCCCTCGGCGCCGGCTCGACCATCGGTAGCGAATGCGATACGGCCGTCCACCCCCGTCAAGGCGGCCAACTCGGCAACCGTGTACCGCGGCAGAATGCCCAGGTTCAAGGCTCCAGTGGTTGGAACGGCGACGTCGGTCGCGTCCTCTACGACATCGACCGAGACGGTCCCGGCGACGACGAGTTCCTTGAGTCTGACGTTTCCGTCGAGATCGGCGATGGTCACGTCTGGCCAGGTCCCCACGTCGTTGCCGTCGGGGTCTCCGGTTGCAGCCAGGTCCATATTCGGTCCCGGAACGAAGACCCGCTCCGAGCTGAGGTTGGTGATCGTGGCGTCCATTGTTCTCTCTCTACCTCCCGACAGGATTACTGCCGTCTCACACGATGATCAACTTTTGGGTCGACTCAGGTCTCGGCGAACTTCTGCTGTACGCGGAACACGACGAACTCGCCTGGGGTGTTGGCCGCGACGAAGATGTCGCAGATGACCTCTCCGGCTTGTTCGACGTTGGATGGGTTGTTGGTCTCGTCGCAGATGACCTTAAACGCCTGGTCCGGCGTGCTGCCAGCGAAAAGACCCTGCTGGAAAAGTCCGAGCAAGAAGGTCTCGACCGAGAGTTGAATCCGGGCACGGAGCGCAGCGCCCACGTTCTCGAAGACGAATCCGTGAGTGGAGTTGAAGATGCTGCTCTTCAGGAAGTTGAAAAGCCGTCTGACGTGAACGAATCGGAAATCCCCTGGCGGATTCTCCAACGTCCGTGCTCCCCAGACCGCGCGTCCGGTCTGTGGGGTGTCGACGAGCGCGTTGACCTGCGCCTGGAAGAAGGAGTCGATCTCGGCGAATTCCAGATTCCGCTCTAGGCCGACCGTGAAGTTGAGGCGCCCATCGACGGTACCCGCCGGGGCCTTGCCGACGCTCTTCGTGGTATCGGTCCTGGCGTAGACCCCAGCGATGTGGCCGATTGGCGGGATGTTGAGACCGCGATCGGTGACCGGGTCCGTGATGCGGATGTAGGGGTAGTACAGAGCCGCGTAGGAGCTGCTGATCCCCAGGGAGTTCCGACGGTAGTCCCGAGCGCCCTGCGGCGTCAGACCCGGTCCGGTGGCCAGGATGACGAACCACTTGCCGTTCGTCTCGGCCTCGGCAACCTGCTCGACCGCCATGGTGACGTCACCGGCTGCATCGGGGATACCTAGGTTGATCAGTTCGTTAGTCGTCAGCAGGGCGTACATGCCCTCGCGTGCCGTCTTGAGAGTGGGGTTGGTCAACTCGTTGCGAGTGATGCCCGCCACACCGTCGCTGCCGCCCGTCAGAGCATCGGTGGTCGATCCGTCTTGGACCGGCTCCGTGTAGTAGGCCATGTTGATGACCGATCCGGCGACATTGCCGGTTGGTGCCGCCAGGTGACTCGTCTCGGCCGCGCTTGGCGCCTGGCCGGCAGGGACTCGGAACGCGAAGGCCCCTGTCGTGTAGTTGATGACGTTGTACCCGGCCGGAGCGACCGGATCGACGTCGCCGATGAGATTGCCGACGCCGTCATCGGTGATGGTCCGCGTCTCACCGGTCGAGTCGACGTAGGTGATGATCACAGAGGCCGACTGAATGGGAGTGTCGGCGATCGCGTCCGATCGGAAGGCAACCGGAATGGTTGCCGTGCCGGCAGTGCCGTCGGTCGACCCGAAGTCGAGTTGAATACCGTCTCCGCCGCCGAGAACGAAACCACGGAGCACACCATTGAGTTGTGCCGGGGCGACGTCTTCGTTTGACGGCTCGACGAGACGAAGCAGATCTGACCCTTGATCCGCGTCGTTGATGGCCGTCGCGAAGTAGTCCGAGCTGCTCGGATCTGTTGCGATGAGTTCGGCGATCGACTCTTCGTTAACGCCGTCGAGGTTGATCAAGACGTCGTAACGCGAGTACGAAGCCGTCGCACGATCGAAGTAGTTTGGATTGCCGCGGACCTGGATCGTCAGATCGTTGCCCCAGACACCAGCCGAGATGGGATCGATGTCCCATACGCGCTGAGTGTAGGATGCCGAGATTGCGAGCCCGAGAGACGGCGCATCTGCGCCCGCATCGATCGTGAACTCGATCTCACCAGTGTCGTAATCGATCGTTCCCGGTGTCGAGAGGATCGGACCGATGCCGACAGGGATGCCGCCGAGTCCGTCGTCGACAAGAGTGATGACGATGTCAGCCGGCGTGTAGTCGGCGGTGATGTCTGTTGCAGTGTCTGGCTCATTGCCAGTTTCGGCCGACAAGGTGACGAGTCCAGTCTCGTAGTCGACATATCCACGGAGGCTGTTGCCTGCATCGTAGAGTCGTCCCTGGCCGATGTCGCTGGGTCCCGGTGCGTTGGCACTGTCGTCGTACGAAACAGTCGCCGGTCCGGTGATGGTTGTGTCGATGTTGACCGACCCGGGAACGATCAACGCATTGGCGGCGACCTGAATGTAGAACGAGAAGTCCAGCACCGCGTCATCGGGCGCTGAACTTGGCGTCACGACCTGCGCAGCCACAGGGGTGCCGTCGTTGTACCAGGAGAGCGACATGGATCCTGGCTCCACCGGCACGTGAGCCAGCGTGAGAGGACCAGAGCCGCCGGCCGTGTAGTCCTTCTCGGCGCCGTCGCTGAGAATGAGTTCCTCGGCGACGTAGTCACTCGTGATGAACCCGTCGGCCGCGACCGCATCTGCGGCCACGACGCGGACCACATACGCCAAGCGCCCACCATTCGCGAAGAACGCGAAGAGGTGAGTGGGCATCTGCGAGTCCTCGGTGAACCCACCGAACTGTCGTTCGAACGATTCGTACCCGGTGACGAGGACAGCCTCGTTTGTGGGGCCCTTGATCGTGAACCCGACGGTTCCGTAATTGCTCGTACTGACGCCCTGAATGGGAGCCAGTCCACGCGCTCGCTCTTGGACGTATACGCCTGGATGAAGCCGTTCGACCATGCCTACCTCCGCCCCCGCGAAGGGTGCGTGTCATCATCACGAGTTGGGGTTCAGGTGTCTGAATCTGAGCCGCTGCTCAAACCCCTACGCCTCTTCCGGCGTCCTCCCTGTGAGGACAAACCAGACTCCTTCTCCTTCGACGACTCTTCAGCTCCGGCTTCTTCTTCTACTACTACCGCGGACGACTCTACCACAGCCGTCTCCCAAGACGCAGAACTTGGATCCTCGGAAACTTCCTTTGGATCTGGCTCTGGTTCGCTTTTCGAGACCATCGACTTGGCCACGTCCTGTGGTGCAGACGTCTGCACAGGCGCCGACTCTGAAGCCACTGGCAAAGCCGGTACTGGCTTCTTTTTCAGGTCCGGAAGACGCTTGATCAATCCGGCTTGAATGAGGTGCTGCACTGCGGCAACCGGCGCTTCGAACTTGGTTCGTGGAGTGAGAATACGCGGGCCGCGTTCGGGATCGTTGTAGTTCGCGGTCGAGGTGCCCTTGTAATACCAACGTGCCATTTTCAGCAGTCCTCTTTGTTCCTCAGTGCGGCTGGCCCGCCCTGATACGGCGCTCCTGCACCAGCCGTCGTACGAAGGCCCAGGTTGGTGGTGAACGTGTGGATGGTCTTCTGCACGTATGGATCTCGGAAGTCGAGTTCTGCCTCTACCCTCATCGAAATCGTGTGTCCTTGCAACCTATCGGTCACATCGATGATCTCGTTGAGAGCTTGAATGCCTTCGACGAACGCGTAGTAACCCCGCTCGCAACCAGTGGAGTCCTTGAACCTGACTTGTCCATAGGACCAAAAAACCTTCCCAACCTTCAGCAAAAGCTTGTCGGCAATGCGTCTATGCCGAGCCCGAATGTGAAGGTCATAGGCGATGTTAAATGGGAACGCATACGCCTTTGACTCGATCTTGCTTGGGATGTGCCGAACCGGATTGGTGCCAGGTACCGGAATCATCACTGCACCAACCGCTGCCACTCGATACTCGAAACCCTGGTTGTGCCACCTGGCCATGTCCGGATCGATCGATCCGCGTGAAATGATGATCTGCGGAATGAGTTGCTCGGTGTAGGCCGGTTCAGACTCTCCCATGAGAATCGGGACCAACCCCTGGTACTCAGGCGGTCCCGTCACTCCATCGCAGCGAAGCGCGTACTCCTGGATGGCCTCACCATCGATCGCAGTGTTGACCAGTTCGCCGCCAAGGGTCTCGGCCATGCCGACATCGTAGTCCTCTAAGAAGACCGCTGCGGTCCGGACTCCGATGTCGCCTTCGGCCACCTACCCTCTCAGTCCTCGTCGACTTCGCTGAGGTCGTCGTCGTTGTCGTCGTCGTCGACGGCTTCGGCAAACGTCTCGATCTCTTCGTCCTGGAGTTGCTGAAGCACTCCGCCGAGAGCAGCGTTGATCTTGTAGATATTCATCGTTTGGCTCCTATTCGAGGCTGTTGCTGTTTCCGTCACCCAAGATGAAGTCCTGAAGTCCTATCGACCGTCTGGTGATCGAATTCTTTCCAACATTCACCCGAAGCGGCTTCTTCCAACGCCTTTCCTGTGGCTTTGATAGATACAGCACCGCGAGCTTTCCGAAAAGTCTTCGGGGCTCTATCTCGCGTTGAATCTTCGACAACGCTACTCTGAGGTGAGGTTGGTGGGGTTCGCCGCCTACCCCGTATTCCCTTCGAAGAGCCTCAAACACGATATCCCTACTGACCTTCCTGGAAAGTAGCGTTGGATGTGACCTGTTTGGCTGGATCCCCAAAGCACGCAATTCAGCGTCTACATGCTCACGGTCGTTGAGGCGACGTTCTCGAATAATATTCGTCTCCCGTTCGGAGACCCGTCGGCTCATTGTCGTGGCCAATTCGGCCTCGTAAGGCAACGTATCCATCGTCCATGGGTTGTATCGTTCGAGCGCCGCTACGCCAGGATCCGGCTGTGTGCGGCGCTTCTGGCCGATATAGAGCACCGTGCGCTTCGCATCGTCTGTCTTGAGTTTGGACGAGTGCTCATACCCTGGAAGGACGACGCCGAAGACGTGATCGGCCTTCGAATGCCGAAACCGCATCAGCTTGAGCTTGTTGATGTAATTCGGGATGTCGTCAGGGCCACGAGTGAGCAACTGCTTGTGAAACTCCTCGGCGATCCAGAACGGGTAATGCTCGATGAAAGACTTTGCGCGACCCGGCAAATCGTCGATGAGACGGTAGTTGCTCTTGTCCGAGTCCTTGATCTTGAGCGTGAATCTCATTCGGCCAACACGATTAGACGACCGTGACCGCCCATTGGGTCGTCAACGACCGCCTTGTGATAGGAGCACAAACCCACAACGCCACCGTCGGCAGACCGGTGTCGCAAAAAAACCCCGTCACGGTCGTAGTCTTTTCGGTCGGCTGACTCGGGCATACCGCATCTGAAACAATGACTCGCGATGGACTCGCTATCGAGCGGCCCCTCGTAGAGTGGAAAGCTTTGGCCGTCGAGTGGACCCGAACACAACCCCTGTTGCTTCTCTTCGCAGACCGCGTACCCACGGTCTATGTTCCGATGCAGCTTGTGACACATTGCGCACGGGAACGCGAAGTTGGACTTCATCGCCAGTTGCGCCTTCTGAATGACCTCCAACCTCAGTCCCATCGTAGGCAGATGCACCTGACGTCTTTTTTTGGGACGTCCAAACTCTTTGGAGCCTTCCTTACGCGCCCGGGTCTTCATTGACTCCGCGATACGCTTGGCCTCGTGCGATCTCGCTTCACGGGCTTTGCGAGCTAACTCCCGTTGCCTGGATGTTGTCACGGGGTGCTCTTGAACTTGTGGGGTCCTGGTCGACTCGGCCGCATGTAGAGCGTTTCCTGACCTGGTGTCGGACCGATCCCCAACACATCGGTAGTCAACACTTCGATGGTGTATCGATCTGGATCGACGTCGATCTGTACATCGCCACCCGAACCCTGATCTCGCACGCGCACCACGCGCGTCTCGAACATGACGTCCTCGATGAATCCCTCAGCGACCTTCTGTCCGTCCTTGGTTCTGATGATGACATTGGCTCCTAGTTGGAGCGGAACAGGCTCGACATCGCCAATGCCATTGTAGTCGCGATGTTCGTCAGGTTTCTTTCCGTAGGTGTACACGTGAGGTTGAACGTGCCTCTCGTCTCCGGGTTCCACGCCAGCCATAGGAACTTCTTCGGTGAGCGCTTCTTCGATCGATATTGCGTAGCTCACGGAGTGACCTCGTGGATCTTCCTGGCTGCATCGAACCTGGTCTTGTGCTTGAGCGCCAGTTTCCACACAACGAACACCTCCGTCGACCAGACGTTCTCGCCGGGAACAGCCTGCTGAACATCCCAATACTTGAACTTGGGGATCCTGAACGGCGTTGCTTCGAACGACGGGTTATTCCAGAACTCGATGACATCGCCTTGTTTCGGTTCCGGTGCACCGACGTCTTCAAACTCCTTGCGCGCGATCTGAAGCCGCGCCTCACTCTGGATCTGAGTGCCCTCAGTGGACGCGTCAGGAGGCTCAACCTCATTCATCTGGTCGTAGTCGAGTACGCCGTGCATTTCCCACGGACCCCCGTACTCAAAGTCACCACCCTTGGTCGGCTCGCGGTAGAGCGGATGCAGGTTCTTGGCGCGTCGAAGGGTGTAGAGAAGGACACGCACCCCACCCAGTCGGGCCGGCTCTTGAGCGATCGAATCAAAGAGAGGCAACTCGACTGTTGAGTGGTCGTCGTCAGGGAAGATACGCCGGAGCCGATTGACACCTCCGCCCTTGTAGAGAGTGTTGTTGTCGTCTGACTTCGCCACGCTACTCTCCGAAGAGATCCCCCATAGGAATCGCCATCCGCCTGGTATCGACGAGTCTCTTTGCGAGATACCGACCACGATCGACGTGATCGAACACAGCCTCGGTCTTCGACCTTGGCTTGCGACGCGGGTGACGTTTCACCTTCCCGGTCGTTCGATTGTACTGACCAATGACCAGATGACGCACACCGTCTTTCACAACGGTCCTGGCGCCGTTCAGGTTGCAGAACCGGCCATGGTCATCGTGATTGGTCACTGCTTCGTCGATGATGTCCATCACCTACACCTTACCCGCTCTTCCGTATGACGTCCTTTTCGATCGACTTGAATAGCTTGTCGAACTTCCTGGCCTTGGTTGCTCCTGTGCCTGGAATACCTCCGTTGAGAGGACCCTTCTCCATGCCGTGCTGGAAGCTACGACGCACACCCTTCGTCGTCATTTTGGTCGCTTTCGGCAGCTTCGTGTTCACGCGATACGGCCCCTTCATGTAGCCGTACTTCGTCAGCGACCATCGGCAGATATTCCAGGCTGCCTTGGCGCTTTTGCCGCGCTTGTGTTTGATCGCCAGCATGCAGTGCCTGAGTTGTGCACCCACCTGATCCTTCGGTGGTTTTCCAACCGGACTCGCGCCAGTCTTGGTTCCAGAGGCATCGCGCTTGGTGACCTTCTTCTTCAGGGCCGATTGACGTGCCTTTCGGCGCACCCTGTTCTCGGCCGCAGCTTTTGCAATTCTGGCTTTGGCCTTCTTCTCGCGCGTCTTCTTGGCCTTCTCCTGGGCCTTTCGGTTTTTCGCTGCGATCTGATCAGTAGACGCCTTCGCCTTCGTCGCCTTGCTCTTTTGACGACGCTGCTGGGCCCCATGGTCCTGCTTCTTTGTGTCGTCCTCGTCCTTTGGGGGAGAAGGTCCGTTGGGCGGAGACGGCGGATCTGGTGCCTCTACGAGGCTCATGAATCGGGTCAACGACATCGTCGTCACCCCGTCAGGAACGGAATCGCATCAGACAACCCGAGGATCTCTTCCTTGAGTTTGTCTTTCTCCTGCTCCGCCTCGTCAATGAGAGTAGACCCGTCGAGGATCTTTGGACCGCCCGCAGAGGCGAAGCCATCAGCAAACTTCGATCGCACGCGACCGAGGCGAATCTTTGCTTCTGCAAGGGCATACCGCATCAAAACATCACGCTCACGGAAGCGGAGACTGTCCTTGAAGTCATTCTTCAGCTTGTCGGGATTGTTCTCGGTATCGTCGACGTCAAACGCACTGAGTCTGGTCGACGCATACCTGGCGATCAGAGTTCCGGTGCGCTGATTGCGCGGGAAGACGTGCAGGAGGTTTCGATCCTTGAAGTAGTCCCAGTCGGGCTCTGATCCAACGACCCGACGAGCCGTCTCGGCATGGCTGAGGATCTGATGCAACGTGCCGTAGAACTGTCCGCCAGGAACGCCGGTGATGGACTGGTAGGCCACGGGAAGCTGATCGACGTCGATGAACGCATAGGGATTGACCGCGGCGATGACGTCGAGTTGAACGCCTGGGAACCAGATCTGAAGAACCTGGTCGCAGTCGTCCGGCATCGTATATTCCTGAACGCCAGGGATCAGGTTCACCGCAGCGTGCCGCTTGATGCCCTTGTATCCGACGTACCAACGAATCGCGTCATCGAAGGAATCTTCGAGTTGCTCCGGACTAATCTCCAACACGACGACGCCGCCACCCAGTTTGCTCTGGATCCACTGGATGACTCCAGATCTGTTGGTCGGATCGGCCACGGTTGTTCAGATTCAGGGCTTGATCTTGTCCGCTGGACTCTTTGTGGTGCTTCCCTCGGACGCCACCTCGGCTGCCTTGGCTTTCTCTTCGGCGT